AGGACTCGTTCATTCGATCGGCTCGTACTCGCGATTGATGTCGTCGGCGGTCCAGTCGACTCCGACGTTCTTCCACACGGTGATGAAGACGTTGTCGCCAGCGAGGTGACTGGTGCGCGGTTCCAGGTCTTCGACGATGCGCCGGACGGTGACGAGCGGGGAGTCCGCCAGATCCTCCGGGAACTGCAGTCGGGCAATGCAGTACGCGAGATCCATCGTCATGACATCGACCCGGTCCTCGTAGTGGTGCTCGACGGCAGCCGCGTCGTACACCGTGGACAGGCGGGCGGCGTTCTGCTTGCGGCTGATCTCGCTACCGTCGAGGACGGCATGGATGTCATCCACAGTGACGGTGAAGTCCTTCTCGGACATGGGCAATGACCTTTCAGAGGGCGGTGGTGATGATGGCGAAGACGAACATGAACAGGAACAGGCCGACCATCATGACCAGCCCCCAGCCGACGAGGCGGCCGAGGACCAGCCACGGTGACGGGATCGGCTCCCGGCGTGGAGTGTAGGCGTTGTGGCTTCCCATGGCTGGGGTCTCCTCTCAGAACGGCGGTTCGTCGGGGATCTCGTAGACGACCGGCTGGGTTTGCAGGTGCGGCGGCGGATCGGCTACGTCGCAACGATGCTCGCGGATGATGTACCCCAGCTTGGGCACCGGCTCCCGGCGGATCATGGAGGTGGTGCGGTGCGCGAAGCTGGGGTGGTGCGCGTAGAAGGTGCGCAGGCCCTGCAGAAGGGCGTCTACTTCGCCGACCTGACTGAGCAGGTACGGGTCGAACTTGGTGTCGAGGCCGTGGACCGCGCCCGCCAGCACGACCCTCCCGCACCGACCGCATTTGCCCTGTCGCGGGTAGTCGGTGGTGAGGTGGGAGTTGTGCTGACGCTGCCACTTCTGGGCCTTCTTGCGCGGCGGCACGGCTACTCCTCTTCGAGCAGGCCGACGTTCTTCCAGTAGGTCACCTCGCGGCGGTGGTCGACGTGGAACGAGGTGCGCGGTTCCAGGTCGGCGATGATCTGCCGGAGGTCGTAGAAGATGGTGCCGGTGCGGACCTTGGTCCCGACGTCGCCCTTGTACAGGTACGTCGCCAGCTCGTACGTCAGCAGCTCTGGCCGGACCTCGCTGGTGTGCAGCAGGCCGACGAAGCCGCCGTCGTACTGCAGCGGCTGCGGCTCACCCAGCTCGAACTCGGCCACGATCGCCAGCAGGTCCCCGGCTTTCACGTAGAAGTCGTATCCATTCATGGTGTTTCACCTTTTCCTCAGTCCCACAATCTCTCTCAACGCCCTCTCGGCGTCTGGCTTGTACTGCTCCTTGCCGACTACTTCGCGGGTCTGCTGGTTCACGATGGTCCAGCCGATCCCGGAGATGTAGTGGGCGGTAGCGATGTGCGCCCCGGTGGAATCAAAGGCCTTGATGGTCCACTTCTCGTGGCGCAGGACCATCGGTTCCCCGATTCCCTTGGGGCCTAGTGCGAATACTCGCTTGTCCATTCGGTCACACCTCCTCCCCTCCTTCGTCCTCGATCAGCGGGCGGAGCTTGTCGACCCAGCCGTTGAGTGTGTCCACGAAGCCTGGTGCCAGGCCACGGGTGACGCCCTCATCGTCGGCACCGGCCGTGAAGACGACGTGGCCGTACAGCTCCTGTCCGAGGACGCTCTGGGTGACGGCGTGGACGATCGCCCCGGCGTACCGGTTCGCGCCGCGCTCGCCGACCTGGACCTGGCCGTCGTCGTCGACCGTGAACTCCTGCGACAGCAGGGCCTCGTCGTCGACCCACAGGGTCAGGTTCGGTGCGAGCTTGATCGCGTCCACGGCCGAGCAGCCGATCGCGTCGTACAGCGCCCGCAGTGCAGCCTGGTCGGAGCCTCCGAGGTCGATGCGCTCGGTGCTGCCATCGGTCTTCAGCAGGACGGCCAGTCGTGTCATGAATCTCTCCTCAGTGAGTGCATCGTCTTAGTTCGCGTGAGTGTATCTACGGGGTCGGACTACCCCCTGGCTTTGACGCTGACGGCCTTATCCTGGTCCGGCAGGGTGCAGAGGCCAGCTTCGACCAGGCGGACGGCAGAACGGCCGTAGGCCCCCTGTAAGTGCCACACCTGGCCGGTGTCGATCAACTCCTGGAAGAGCGAGATGGTCTGCTCGTCGTCCAGTTCGTCCTGTTCGAAGGCGATGATGCGGTCGATCACGTCACTCATCGGTCTGTCCTCTCCGTGTGCGGGTCTTCTTCGGTAGTTCGATCCCCGCCAGCGCCAGCAGCCTGGTGACGGCGACCGGAGTGCTGGCGGTGTGGTGCGCCCGGAACAGGGCCTCGGCCTCGTCCTGCGCCTTCTCGTGGTCGACGATGTGCTGGGCTGCGTCCACCTCGGCCTTGCTCGGCCGGGGGCCGGTGGCCTTGCGGTAGCGCCGCAGTGCGGGGTCGTGGGCCAGGTACCGGCGGCGGATGTCGTCGGCCTTCTCGAGCACCTCCTTCGGGTACCGCTTCGCGGGCGGGGCCGGGATCTCGTACTCGACCTCGGTGCCCTTGGTGACGTGCACGACGACCGGGTGTCGGTCGGGATGACGCAGGACCCAGACGGTGCCGTGCAGCGGGCCGGGGGACCATGCCTCGCCTTCCTCCATGTGGCCGCTGAGCGCGACGTACTCCATCACCCCACCTCCGCGTACAGGTCGATGGCGGCCTCGCTGGCGACGATCTCCTCGAGCATCTGCCGGTGGCTGTGCGGCACGCCGGGGATGTCGGCCGGGACGATCCAGCCGCCGAGGAACGTGCGCCAGGCGATCGGGGTGCCGGACGAGCGGATGACGTAGGTGAGCGTGTCGCGGTGTGCGGCATGGAAGTCGGCGTGGTGAGACTCCGGCAGGTCGCCGAATCTCGCCTCACCGATGGCGTAGCCACCCTGCAGGCGGCCGGTCCGGAACTCCTCGCGGCGCTCGATGGCCGCTGGCACCTCCTCGGCGCGGAGGCGGCTCTGGCGAACTCTCATTCGGTCACCCCCGCAGGTCGATGTAGGCGATGGTGAGGCCGACGGCATCCGGCGGGACGGTGATCTTCGTCGGCTCGGTGATGTATGCCGTCTCGCCGTAGCAGGACGGGTGATCGGCCCAGCAGGTGAGGACCGAGTAGAAGCCCTCGCCGGTCGGCGTCGCGGTGTACGTGCCGGGCGCGATGTCGGCGGGGACGCGCAGGGTGCCGGTGTCGCCGTCGAACATCATGGGCGGGGTGTCGGCGTCGGCGGTGTGCTGCGAGGTGCTGAACGGGTCGAAGGGCGGGGTGTCGACGGTGCTCTTTCCGCCGTCCCCGACCGACAGGGCCGCGCACCCGGCGAAGGCGAGCGTTCCGGCGGCGGCGACCGCGACGAGGGTGTAGGGCCAGAGGCGCTGGGGGGACATTGTGAATCTCCTTGGGGCTGTTCAGGAATTGGCGTAGAAGTAGCCCGCCCAGAAGGCGGTGAAGCACTTCTGTTCGGGGTCAAATCGGTCGTCTCCCCAGATGGCTCCGAGGGTCGGGCCGAGGGAGGATGGGGTGCTCGGATCGAAGCGATAGAACTCCTCCTGCGTGTGTCGGTCGAAGATGACGACGTCGCCGTCGATCTGCTGGATGAGCAGGGTGCCGTCGGGCGGTAGCTGTGCCACTGGTCTCTCCTCTCAGCGGAACCAGAAGTCGCGGGGGTCTCGGTAACCTCCGCGCTGGCGCTTGGCGATGGCGGCCTGGCGCTCGCGGGCGTAGTGCCGCTTGATGCGCGCCTTGATGGACTTCGGGTGCGGGCCACGCTTGCCTCCGTGGAGGATGTATCCGGCGGCCAGGCTGCTCAGGAATCCCATGATCAGATCCCCCTCTCGGCGGCTTCTGCTTTGTCGATCAGCAGGTCGATGTGGACGATCAGCTCGCGTCGGATGTCGAGGCGGAGTAGGTCGTTCGGGGTGGCCAGGTCGTGGCCGTCGTAGAAGTAGGCGCGGCGGGTGTCGGACAAGCGGGCAGCCTCGGCGCGGATGTCGGACCGGAGCTGGTCGTAGGTGTCGGCCATCGGAATCACTTCCAGTTGGTGGTCGGATTGGCGGAGAGGATCAGGCGGCAGGTGCTGCAGGAGACCTCCTTGAGAGACTTGCTGGCGAGGGCTTTCTCGATGTGCAGGAGCGGCTTTCCGCAGACGCTGCGGGGTCCTCGGAAGGCGTGGCGGACGGCGTGCGGGTCGGCGGGCTTGGCGACGCGGATCGGCTGGCTCATGGGTTCGGCTCCTGCAGGTAGTGGTCGATGGCGTCGTGCTGGTCGCGCCGGTCGTAGATGGTGGCCATCAGGGCGGCGCGGGCCTCGGGGTCAACGGTGAGTCGCGCCTCGGCCGCCAGGTCGACATCTGAGGCGATCATCAGGTGACGGGTGAACTGGCGGCTGAGCATTTGGATCAGATCCTTTGCGGCACAACGTAGAGGGTGGTCAGGCAGGCGGTGCAGAATGCCGAGCCGGTGAGCGAGGGGTAGGCCTTCCCGCAGGCCTTGCAGTGGTGGTGGCGCTCGGCCAGCATGGTGATCTTCTGGAAGTCGACGAGGGTGGCGGGGTCAACGATCGGTGCGGTCATGGCAATCACGTCCAAGATGGAGTTGGAGTAGTTCTCGGTGATCCAGGCTGCGAGCCTGCGCATCTCGGGTGTCATCGGCGACCCAGCTCGCTGTCGGCCTTGTAGTCGTTCTTGCACTCGCCGGTCACGGTGTAGGCCAGGGTGTCGACCAGCTCACCGATCAGGGCCGCGATGTGCCGGACGGGTACCTCGGCGATGGTCTCGACCCGCCGCTCGCCCTGCGACCACTGGACGGATCCGGCCTTGGTGACCGGGTAGACGACGGTGACGCGCTTGATGTCGACGACCTCGTAGTGCTCGGGGTCGAGGAACCTTGGCTGGACGCTGAAGCTGGTTTCGGTGCGGGTAGCCATGACGGCCTCCTTCGGTCTGTGGCGGTGGTTTTCGGTGGTGCCCTGCCCCGGACTCGGAACCGGGGGCGTGACCGTTCTGCAGGGCTGTGGAGCATCAGGCCAGCACCTCCCGGAGGACGGTGTGGACCTTGTTGTCGAGGGCCGTGAACTTGCCGGTGATGGCACCCTCTGCGTTGCGCTCGGCGCGGGTAGCGCCCTTCACGGTGGACTGGTGATGTGCCCAGGTGTTGACGGCCTGGATGACGCCGAACGCGGTGCCGTTCCAGGTGTTGGCTCGGGCGTCGTGCCGGTACATCGTCGTCAGCTCGTCGCGCTGGCGGGTGGCGATGGCCTGCGCCCGGCCCTTCTCCTCCGGCACCGGCTGCCAGGCGTCCAGGAACTGGAACCACTGCCGGTCGGTGACCGTGGTCTGGACCAGCTCGTGGAGGGTGTCGGTGAACTCGTCCGCCGTCTCCTCGATCAGCTTGAGCGCGGAGCGGGCCTCGTCGATGCGGAGGTTCGAGTACCGGCTGTGGCGGATCTTGACCTGTGCATCCTTGGCCTGCCCGAGAGCGATGGCCATCGTGTTGTCGCAGACCGTGGCGGTGATCGTCCGGCCGTACGTGGTGGAGAGGCTGCCGTCGAGCGAGGTGGCGGCCAGCAGGTTGGGCCGGTAGGCGAAGCCGGTGACCTCGTCGTGGAGCGTCTCAGGGACGGACACCTCGACCCAGGCCTGGCCGCCCTGCCGGAGGAGACCGGCGCTGGTGATCTTCAGGCTGTCGCCGAGGATGTTGCTGACCGCTCCGAGCAGCCACTCGCGGTACTGGTGCGGCTCGTACCCGTCGGTGAAGACCTTGAAGACGTGGTGGTTGTCGGAGCGGGCGATGGCGGCGAGTCCGGGGACCGGCCGGGCGGCGACGGGGATGCCGTCAGCGTTGAGGCCAGTGGCCTCGGTGAGGTCGGCGGGGAACTCGGCGAGGACGGGGACCTTGACGGCCTCCCAGTCGAAGAGGCGCTCAGCGACGTCACCGACTGGGATGGCCCCCTCGTAGTGGTTCGAGCGTTCGCCCTGGTCCTCTGCGCGGTAGTGCCAGGCGTGGCCCCGGTTGGCGGTCATGCCGATCAGGGTGTTGGTGTTCAGCCAAAGGGAGGTTTCAGCGGACATTGTTCTCTACCTTTCGGTTTCAGGCTTCGATGAGTTCGAGTACGCGGGTGAGCTTGTTGCCGGTGGTGTTTCCACCCCGGACGATGACCCCGGTGCCGTTCGTTGCGGTGAAGGCGGCGACGGTGCCGGTGCGGGTGAACCAGACGCTGAGCTGCTCGACGCCGCGCTCGAAGCGGACGAGGCTGCTGGTCTCGCTCGGGCGGTGGAGCTTGGACCAGCCGTGCTTGGTGGCGGCGGTCGCGACCTGCTGTCGTGCGGTCATGGCGGGGACTCCCTAGTAGTCGAATCGCTGTGCGAGGCGGGCGTTCTGGGCTTCGACCTCGAGGATGGAGCCGTCGGTGTCGATGGAGCGTTCGGAGTGGCGGAGGATCCAGGCGATCTCGCGGGTGACGTACTCCTGTCGGCGGAAGGCCCCCCAGGTGGCGAGGTCGGCCCCGCAGACCCAGGTCCAGGGGTGGTGCCCCTCGATCGCGCCGAGGTCGTTGACGTAGTCGTTGGCGGAGCCGCTGGCCCCGTGGGCGAAGGTGAGTGCGACCGCCTCCTCGATGTCCGTGGGGTACTCGTTCAGGACGGAGAAGGCGGCGCGGGTGGCGGTGGTCATGGCCGGTGCCTTTCAGATGTCGTAGGTGGCGGTGAGGCGGACCCGGCGGCCCTTGACGTAGCCGAGGATCAGGATGGTTTCGGTGCCGTTCTTGTGCTCGGTGCGCTTCCAGTAGCTGACGTCCATGGACTGGCGGACGATGTCGAACTCGGTCCAGGTGGTCTTGGTGGATCGCTTGCCGTCGTAGGAGATCAGCGGGTTGTTCATCGTGAACGCTCCTTATCGGGGTTCGGGATGCCTCGCTCCGCCCAGCCCCAGGGATCGGGGATGTCGGTGCGGGCCTTGGGGATTGAGATCGGGGTGCGGGTTGGCTGGTGGTCCCGCCATCCACGGCATCCGTAGTCGTGGCGGTTGTCCCAGGTGCCGCAGTCGCAAACCTTCATTGCCTGTTCCTTTGCGCTGCAGTGGAAGTGGGTGGCGGGCCGGTCAGCGGAGGCTGGTCTCGCCGGTCGGCCCGTCTCGTGTCCCCGCGAGAGCTTGCATCTCTGCCGCCCCTGGTGGATGGGCGATGCGGGGACCTAGTAGTTGGTCACTCTGTGGAGTTGTCTGACTTCTTATCCGGAGCCGGGTCCTGGCCGACCATCCGTGCGGTGGTGTCCGCGTCTACCCGCTGTCGCTGGCGGGTCTCCTGGTCGCCGACCCTTTCGGGGCAGGAGTGGCGCTCTGTCGATTCTCTCGGTGGGTTGTGGGGGCTTTCGGTGTTGCTGTTGTGATGACCACCTTGCCCCTGGACCCCAGAAGTTGGCAAGGGGTTTGGGGATGTTCGTTATCAATCCGTTATCGGGTTGGTCGTGCCAGCCCCTTGATCAACAGGCCTTTGGGCAGGTCAGGCCGTACTTCCGGCGTCGGGAGGCCTTGTGTCCATTTCGGGCAGATTCTGGGGAAAGTGACCGTGAATCTCGGTACCAACTTCTGGCGCTCGTACGCTGGTCGGCATGAGTAGCCGTTATGAGGGCCGCCGGGCGGTCATCTACACCCGAGTGTCGAAGGACCGCGCTGGCGGCCGGTCGGTGGCCGAGCAGGAGGCCGAGTGCCGGATCGTCTGCCAGCGCGAGGGCTGGTCCGTGGCCGACGTGCTGTCCGACAACGACGTGGGCGCGTCCCGCTGGTCGAAGGGGGACCGGCCGAACTACGACCGGCTGAGCCGGATCCTGCAGCCCGGCGACGTCCTGGTCACCTGGGAGGCCTCCCGAGCGCAGCGCGACCTCGCGGCCTACAACGACCTGCGCCAGCTCTGCACCGAGCGCGACGTCCTGTGGTGCTACTCCGGCCGCGTCTTCGACCTCACGCGCTCCGACGACCGGTTCATGACGCTGCTCGACATCGGCCTGGCCGAGAAGGAGGTCGACCAGACCCGCGAGCGGATCATGCGGACCCTGCGGGCGAACCTGCAGGCCGGGAAGCCCCACGGGATCCGGCCGTACGGGTACCGCTCCATCCGCGACCCGGACACCGGCAAGCCGATCGGCCGGGAGCCGGACCCTGTCGAGGGGCCGATCGTGCGCGGCATCGTGGACCGCTTCCTGTCAGGTGTTCCGTTGCGGCGCATCGCAATTGACCTGAACGCGTCCGGCGTCAAGCCGCAGCGGGCCGAGGAATGGACGGCCAGCCTGCTCGGGAAGATGCTGCAGAAGCCCGCGTACGCCGGTCTGCTGACGCACCACGGGGAGATCGTCGGCCCCGGCACCTGGCCAGCGATCATCACCGAGGACGAGCACTACCGGATCATGGCGATCCTGAAGGACCCGGCCCGCCGGACGCAGCGCGGCACCTCGCCGAAGTCCCTCGTCACGAACATCGCGGTCTGCGGGAAGTGCGGCTCGACGGTGCGCCGGAAGACGAAGGCCGGGCGGACCGTGTACGTCTGCCGGGACATCGGCTGCGTGACGATGACGGCGTCCGACGTGGACGAGTACGTCGAGGAGTGGATGTTCAAGCTGCTGTCCGACCCGCGCGTACACAGGCGCGTAAGCCAGCAGGGCGACAGCAAGGCCTCGGCGGACGCCCTGGCCAAGATCGACGGGATCCGCGCCCGCATGGACGAGTACGCCGTCGAGGCCGCCAAGGGGGACATCAGCCCGCGAGCCTTCGCTCTCATGGAGAAGCAGTGGCTGACCGAGATCGCGGAGCTGGAACAGGTGGCGAACCAGGCCCTGATCCACCCGAGACTGGCCGACCTCACCGGCCCGTACGTCGAGGCGGTCTGGGCGGACATGGACCTGGACCTGCAGCGCGACATCGTGCGGTCCACCCTGGAAGTCACCCTGTACCCGCAGAAGCTGCAACGCGAGCAAGACAAGCCGCCGATCGAAGTCCTTTGGCGCACATAGCAAAAGCCCCTGCCTGGCGTGAATGCCGGACGGGGGCTTTGCTTTTCGAGCTAGACGACGGCTGAGAGCGTGATCTCGTAGGCGAGCCTGTTCAGCGCAGTGAGGTCGTCCAGCAGGTCCTTCGGGTCGTCGGTCTGTGCTGCGCTGGCGAGCAGGCCCGTGCTGAGGTTCACGAGCTGGCGAAAGTTGATCGCGGTCGACGCTGACGTGCGATGGGGTGGCGATGCGGGGCGGCGTCGGCTGCTGCTGTTGCTGGACCGGCTGCGGGGTGGGTCGCAGCGGTGCAAGGGCGGTGGGTTCCGGCTTGGCATCCTCATCGACGACCGGGTCGGCTCCCGAGGTCAATGTGGCCTTCGAACTACCGAGGCACCACCCAAGCGCGGCGTCGATCGACTCGAGGATGCGCTCCGTCGGCCGGTCACCTCCGCGCCCAACTTCGTACTGTCGCAAGGTTTCCGAAGATATGCCGCCGAGCTGCGCGACTGCTTCCTGGGTTAGATCCAGCTCGGCGCGGCGTTGCTGGATGGCCTCGCCGAGGAGGCGCTTGCGCTCGGTGACCGTATCCGGGTCGAGGTTCTTGTAACGGTTCATGTTGATCATCCTTTCAGGTTTGGCCAACATCTTGGTCGGTTTCTTCGCTCCTTCCAACTTGCCGGGTGTAACGCCCTGGGTTGTCTGGCGATGCTGCTATTGTGCCCCGCCCAAACATGGGTGTCGAGAGTAGGGCCAAAGAATCATGCCCGGTCCTGTATACATCCGGTAACAGACACATCAATTTATGCTCTGACCTGCGGGTATGCCACTGGGGACAATTTGCGATGTGTTTGCAATGGCCAAGGGCTTGCCCAAACTTCTGGGGTTGGTGTTTAGTGGGTTCCAGCAAGCCAGCCGGTGATCATCACCACCGACGACCAGCAGGAACCAACCGAATAAGTGAGCAAGATCACTGGACGGACGTCCAACACGCCCGACATGAAAGTGATCATGGTCACACAAAAAGACCACCAGTTCTTACTGCAGTCCCAGAAGTTGCACCAAGTCCTTCGTCCGGAGGCAGCCTCGCACCACCAGCGAGGCGCAGAGCGAATAGGAGACCTCTGTGATCACCACCGCCGAGCAAACCCATCGCCGCGCCTACCTCACCCCCGAGGAGTGCGCGGCGGAGAACGAGAAGGGCTTCGTCCACCTGTGCCGAGAGGTCAGGCGGATGGCCCGCGCATCGAACATCACCGTCACCTCGAACGAGGCCAAGCTGGTCGCCCGGACCGTCTTCGTCCAGCGCCAGCTCGTAGCCGACGGGGAGGCCGGGGCCAGCCTGGCGCACTCGGACGAGACCGGCGAGCTGGCCGTCTACCGGCAACTGCAGGTCATCGCGACCGAGCACCGGTCCTAAAGCTCCACCCCAGAACCACCCGGCAGCCCAGCCACCACCTATCCCGAGGGTCGACCAGTCCGATACCGCCCTCACCCCGGCCGGGCTGCCGGGTTTTTTGCACCCACCCACCACCCGCTTTCACCAGGAAGGGGGCACTTCGTCATGTCCGCATACAGGCAGGACTACCCGCTCGAGCCGGTTGACGGCGACGAGATCGACGACATCGTCAACTGGCAACTCGCCGGAGGAGGACAGAAACGTGGCATCTACGGCGACCATGCGCGGCCGGAAGTCTGCAGCAACCCCAAGCACCCGCACGCACGCTGGCACGGCGGCCCGGAGGACATCCGCAGCCGGGTCAACGGGCACGTCGAAGACCAGTGCCCCGGATCCTGGCACTTCCGCCAAGACGGTACGCGTCGAAATACCTGACCCACCACAGGAAGTCATCGACCGCCTGTTCCGAAACCACTCAGCGGCCATCACCGCCGCATTCTCCCGAGGAGCTTGATCATCATGGCGCAGAACACCTTCAACAACCCCGACTTCCCGAACGAGGACCGCGACGCCCTCGGTTCGATCCTGATCGGGGCCATGGGCTTCAACCTCGAGTTCGCTGAGGCGACCGGCGAGCCGACCTCCGCCCAGCAGGTCGCGAAGGACGTCGCCTGGGCCGCTGAGCACGTCGGCTGGCACCGCGATCCCGAGAAGGCCACCCGCACGTTCAACGTCGAGAACTGCACCTGCGGCGAAGACCACGACGGCATCGAACACCTGGTGAAGGGCACGCTGCTGGCGTACGACATCGGCGCGATCCAGACCGCCGACCAGCTCACCCGGATGTTCGAGCGGGTCGCCTCCGAGACCGGGTGGGTGAAGGCATGAGCACCGACGAGACCGGCCGCATCCTGCGCGAGGCCGCCGACCTGATCGAGACCAAGGGCTGGGCACGGTTCCTCTTCGCCAGCACCCACGGCGAGCACTGCGCGCTCGGAGCGATCCGGGAGGCCGCCGACGGCAGCATCTTCGAGACCGACAAGTCCAGGGCAGCAACGGCACGACTCGCCCAGACCCTGCGCGATCGGGGCGTCGAGGGCGACCCGGAGCGCGACTACTCCTGGCTCGGCGACAGCGCCTACCGCGAGGAGTCCGAGAACTTCGACCTGGTGACCGACTGGAACGACGCCGACGACCGCACAGCGGCCGAGGTGATCCAGGCCCTCCGAGAGGCAGGCCACGGATGACCGGCATCAGGCTCTCCGGGATCAGCATCCCAACCATCCACGACCAGCCCTGGCGGGAGAAGGCGAAGTGTCTCGGCCAGGACTGGAAGGAGTACGTGGTCGAGGAGATGCCGAAGGGCCGCAACGCTCCCGAGACCAGAGCCATTCTCGCCCAGGCGAAGTGCTCCGGCTGCCCGGTCAAGCGTGAGTGCGCAGGGGATGCCCTCGACAACCACGACATGGGCGTCATCCGGGCCGGTGTGGCCATCCCCGGAACGAACGGATCCGAGGAGTACCGGCAGGCCGTCCGCAAGCTCGAGACGGCAGCGGGCCGGGTGCACCGCAAGACCAAGCGCAAGACGGTATGGCCCAGACAGTGCGAGAGCTGCGCCCGGTCGATGCGTCCACGCCGAACCACCCTCGACGAATTCCCCGGCACGATCACCCACGGGGCCGGAAAGCTATGCGGCACATGCCAGATGCGGCAGTGGCGCGCAGACAAGGAGACCAAGGAATCATGAGCGACAACACCGAGAAGATCCGCCCGAAGGTCGACCTGGAGGCGTACCGCCACTCGATCAACATCCTGCAGTTCGTCGAACAGGAGCGCGCGAAGATCAACGCCCGGCTCGAGGAGCTGAAGGAGGTCGAGGACGAGTCCCTCGCGATCATCCAGGAGGCCCTGGGCAAGTCCGGCGAGATCGGCCTGCTCGACAACAAGCCGGTCGTCACCTGGCACAAGTCGTACCAGAAGCGACTGAACCAGCAGGTGCTCAAGCAGCGGTACCCGAAGATTCACGAGGAGTGCAAGACCGAGCTGGAGATCCGCACCTTCAAGGTGGTGGTGTGACCCGGCCGCAGCCCTGCGCCGACTATATCGAGATCGACGACCATCACATGGGCCGGATGAGAATCGAGTGCTACCGGCGCAGGGGACACAAGAAGTCGCACAAGGGATTCCTGTGGGGGCTGTGGTACCGATGGTGAATCCCTGCGTCGACTGCAACGAGCGGCCCCGGTACGGCAAGCTGACCCGCTGCAAGGAGTGCATGGAGGCACGCCGGGAGGCGAGGAGCGGACCCTGCACCATGTGCGGCGGCCCTGGATACTGCCGGGGCCTGTGCATCGCCTGCTACAACCGCGAGATGACCAGCGGTCGGCTCAAGCGCCTGCGGGACGAGCCGAAGGTCGAGTACTGCAACCGTGGCGACGAATGCCGCAGCAAGAGCAAGCCGAGAGAGAAGCAGCGCACGTTCCGGGGCAACCTGTGCCGGAGCTGCTACACCCGCGACGAGTACCTGCGCATGACGCCGGAGAAGCGGGAAGCCAGACGCGAGGCCAATCGCAGGCTCCGCGCCAGAGCCAAGGCAGATGCCGAGGCGCACAAGACAATCGAGCAAGAGGAGGAGGTGGGGAACTATGTTGAGCCAGGTGCAGCGGCAGGAGTTGCGGACCATCTGGGCCAACTTGGACCTTGGGACGAGGTCGAAGAACTGGGAGACGGTGGACCGAGCAGCGCAGCGGCTGACGGAGTTCCTCATCGACGTGCCAGTGGGTGCGGAATGAAGCGCCTCGTACCGGCCGTCGAAGAGATCACCGCCGTCCAGTGGGGTCCTGACTGGAAGTCGATGCTTCAGACCGCAGAACAGCTCGGCGAGCGGGGGATGCTGTTCGACATCCGCTTCGCCACCGAGGAAGCCCGTCGGCGCGGCGTCGACATCTTCCCCGAGCTTCACATCATGGATACCCGTTTCCGCACACACGTTGTGACGCACGGACTCTGGGTCGTCATCTATCCCGGCTACCGGCAGTTCCGGATCCTCTCCACCGAGGAGCTGGACGCCCAGTACAAGGAGAAGAAGAAGTGACCACCACCCCGCACGGCAAGCTGATCGCCACCACCGGCGACGGCACCCACCCCAAGTTCGAGACCGAGAACTTCCCGATCGACGACCCGGTCTGGGTGCTCGCGTTCACCGAGGACGGTTCGGCCGTCTCGATGTTCAAGGAGTCGCGCTCGTACGAATGGGCGCTCTCCGCTCTCCGCCGGATCGAGGAAGTCCTCATGCGGCAGGCCGGATGGTTCGACCGCCTGGACCTCGACACACCCGACGACGAAGTCGGTGACTGATGTTCACCCCCGAAACACTAAAGAAGCTCATTCCCAAGCGATTCCACGAGTTCGTAGGCCTCATCTGCCTCGCGTGGGCGCTCTTCTGGTGAAAGGAACACCACCTCATGCGCAACTCCACCGCTCCTGACCGCAAGCCGAAGTTCTGCCAGTTCGCCAACTACACGCCGGGCAAGGGCGCTGTCGGCTGCACGTTCCGCAACGAGCACGACGGCAAGCACTCGTACGAGGTCGCCGAGACCGACGAGGAGGGCGACATGCGGAGCTGCGACGGGTCGGACATCTGCAAGGCCGACTTCCATCACCCCGCCTGCAGGGGTTACCAGCGTGAGCAGATCCAGTCCGGGCCATACCACGCCCACGTGGACCGGGAAGGCGTCCTGCGGGACGTCCAGCGGGCCGGAAGCCGCATCGCGGCGCACTACAGCCCCGACAGCCGGGAGCTGGCCGTCTTCGCGCCGGAGACACTGCAGTACGTCGTCGGCCAGTTCGACGAGCGGGGGATCTTCAGGACCCGCACCGTCTCGAAGATCGTTCCGGACGGCTTCCGGCCGCTGCACTGGTCGCCGGAGAGCATGTTCGTCCTGCACACCCAGGAGGAGCGCGAGCCGCTGACGAACGAGCAGGCGGCCGAGGAGCTGGTCTCGAAGCTGCGGGCGGTGCCGGATCCGGTCGACGAGGACGAGGACATGCTCACCGTCGACCACGACGCCGTCCACCACCCGAGCCACTACCGGACGATCCCCGCGACGATCAAGCACCCGAACGGGATCGAGGCGATCGACGTCACCCGGTGGTTCCCGTTCGCCGAGGGCAACGTCCTGAAGTACCTGCTCCGCGCGGGCCATAAGGGCGACCGGCTGGAAGACCTGCGCAAGGCCAGGCAGTACCTGGACTTCGCGATCGAGTTCGAAGAAGAAGCACGAACCAACAAGGGAGAGAACGATGTCTGACAACAAGGCCTTCCTCAAGGAGATGCAGGGCGGCAAGGAAGCACCCCCGCTGCCCGACGTGATCCGCGACGAGTTCGCCGACGTCCCGGACGACCAGACCATGTTCGAGTTCATCTCCGACACGCTCACGGTCTCCGTGGAGCTGGGTATGAGCGTGGACTTCGCCGCTGCAGCAATCGCCAACGGCCTGCTGGATCTGGGGTTCAAGAGGTGATCACGGGGGACGGCCTCGGCAAGGAGGTGATCGACGCCCTGGCGCGGACGGATGTGGCGAAGTACGGGTTCTCCGGCCTGTCGCCCGCCCTGCCGCTGATCGAGGGGTGGACGCCCGAGCAGGTCGAGATCCAGGACCGCCTGGCCCGCATCATCTTCTCGTCCGTGCTCGGCGCGCTGAGCAACCCGAAGGTGGTCGGGGGAGGGTCGATCGTCTTCGCGAACGCGATCGGCAACACCGTGTCGCTCGTGCTGGCCGAGAACGGCTGGACCGACGACGGAGCAAAGAACAAGATCGAGGTGAAACGGAGTGCTGGGTAACAACATCGGAGCAGCTTTCGTGCAGCCCGCGCAGCAGATGGCCAAGGCCCTTCTAGGTATGGCGCGGAGCCTCGACGAGATAGGGAGGCAGATGCACACCGCCAATCAGCTCAAGTGGCTGGAGATGCGCAGCAGCGAGAAGGGCTTCGCGTACAGCGACGGCGAACTTCTCACCCAGGTCGGCCGCAAGGTCGGTACCAAGAGTGACCAGCGAGGCTGACAGCTTTCTCGACGTCGGCAGTGTGTTCGGGGACCAGCTCCGGCAGACCCTGATCGACGCCGTAATCGCTTGGGAGCGTGCGAGGCCGCGCTCTCAGCAGAAGGAGATCGGGCCGTCGCAGGCCGGTGTGGTGTGTGCCCGCCGGTTGGCGTGGTCGATGACCTCCAATCCCACCTCGAACTCGAAGGGGGATCCGCTTCCGTCGATCGTCGGCACGTCGATGCACGGCACGATGGAAGAGGTCATGGCGCTCGCCAACGAGGCCCTCGGCCGGGAGCGATGGCTCACGGAGACCAGGGTCCTCGAGCCGATCGCCGGTACCTGCGACCTCTACGACAAAGACACCCGGTCGGTGATCGACTGGAAGTTCCCCGGTCCCAGTGCATTCAAGAAGTACAGCACCAAGGGACCAAGCCCGGAGTACCGCAGCCAGGTGCACACCTACGGCCTCGGCTACCGGAACCTGGGCTACGAGGTCGACAAGGTCGGCATCATGTTCATCCCGCGCGCCGGTCGCCTCAGCCAGTCCCACCTGTGGATCGAGGACTACGACCAGCAGCGGGCACTCGACACGGCCGAGCGGCTGAAGAACATCCGCAAGGTCGTCGACAGCCTCGAGATCGACAGGTATCCCGAACGGGCACAGCATGTTCCGGCTACACCGTCGGACTCGTGCATGTTCTGCCCGTGGTGGAACCCGAACCCCCGAGGCAACCGTGAATGCCCCGGCACAGCGGGTGATCCGAACGGGTTCCTGCTCGACACCGGGGGTGCCTGATGCCGGTCAGCCCCGACGACGCCTACGTGGTGGTCACGGTCAACGGCACTACCGGCCTGTACCGGTACCGGAAGGGCGGACGCCGCGACCAGTCGCTGGAGTTCGTCGCCTCGGTGCCCGACCTCGTGGACGTCTACCGACTCAACCAGGAGTGACCATGATGCTCACCTTCCTCATCCTCGCCGCCCTCGCCTTCGCGGCCATCTACGTCCTGCTGGACCGGTGATGGCAATGGGCACAGCAGAAACGATCGTCCTGATCCTCTGCATCACGCTCGTCGTACTCGCTGCCATCGGCGTCTACGGCTCGCGTAAGTAGCTCCACCCCAAGCTCTTCCCCCGACCCTGCGGGGTCACCAACCGATCAGAAAGGCTCACCAACATGAGCAGCTTCAACGCCAACAACTTCCTCATGGGTTCGGCCAAGTCGGCGTCGTTCCCGACCCCCGGCACCACGGTGATGGGCGTCATCAAGCAGGAGCCGGAGGTCACGCAGCAGCGCGACTTCGACTCCGGCGAGCCTGCCTTCTGGGACAAGGACAAGACCGAGCCGAAGATGCAGCTCGTCATCACCCTGCTCACCCAGGAGCGCGACGTCAACGACCCGCACGACGATGGCGAGCGCAAGCTCTACGTCGCCAGCCCGAACATGCGGAAGGCAATCGCGGCGGCTGTCCGTGCGGCCGGTCGCAACGGCCTGGCCGTCGGCGGTGCACTCGCGGTGACCTACACCCAGAACGGCGTCAAGACCGGCAAGGGCAACCCGCCGAAGGAGTACTCGGCGCAGTACGTCCCGCCGACCGGTGAGGTCAACGTCGAGACCGGCGCGGCCGTCCCGGCGGCTGCTCCCGCTCCGGCACCGGCTCCTGCCCCGGCACCTGCTCCCGCTCCCGCTCCGGCACCCGAGCCGGTCGTCCAGCAGGCACCCCCGGCGGCTGCTCCGGCAGCGGCGGCCGGTGGCCTCACCCCCGAGGCGCTGGCGGCACTCAACGCCCTGACGGGCAACCAGGGCTGATCTAGCCCACCTGAGGGGCGGGTCGGGATTCTTCGGAGTCCTGGCCCGCCCCTTTGTTGTACCCACAGACAGGAGAGATCCATGGCAGGCAAGGTAATCCGTCGGCTCGTCGTAGAGATCGACGAAGAGGCGAACGTCACGATCGACGGCTACGGGTGGGCGACCGTGGACCCCGGCGAGAACGAGGGCGAGACGACGCTCTGGCTCGGCGGCGACGTCCCGACGATCGTCATCCTCGCCCGGCAGGACCAGCTCGACGCGCCGCAGGTCGTCGCCGACGAGGTCTGGTCGCTCGAGCGGCTGGAGCAGATCCTGATGACCACCGCGCACCTCGCCCGAGGCGTCGCAATCGACCCGTCCGAGCTGGACGAGGGTGACGAGTACGCATACGGGGACGAGGACTAGTCATGCCGCACAAGCTGAAGGTCACCGACCACGAAGTCGTCCGCTGGTGCCGAGTCGAGTGCCAGCTCTGTGGAGCGAAACACACTCTCCACCAATGGACATTGAAGCAGGACATGGGTGAGGCCGCGTTCTCGAAGGACATCTGCGTGCCCCCGCCGGAGGTGTCGACCGAGGAGGAGGGGTCAACGTGCGTAGAAGACAGGCGGACTACCTGATCCGGAAGAACCGGCGCACCGGGGTCTGGACCGTGCAGTGGCGCAACAACGAGCCGATCCCGCACTACTCGTTCGACGACGCGCGGGTGACGCTGATCAACATGCTGCGCCTCGAAATCATCTGGAACACGAATTCACGTGGGAATAGGAGGGATTGAGATGGCGACACCGGCACATGCACTCCGCAAGGCGATCGAACTGCTCAAGGAGGACGGCTGGATCCAGGGAGCGATGCACACGCCCGGCGGGTACTGCTCGATCGGAGCGATCCGGCAGGGCGCGCTGCACGCTCTCGGCGAGGACGACGTCGAGCGCAATCACCAGGAGTTCAAGGACGAGCTGTCCCTGCTGCGCGAGGAGACGGACCGACTCGTCCGGGGCGTGATCCGCGACCGCTACAACCACTCCAGCATCGTCCACTGGAACGACGACGGGCGGCGAATGGTGTCCGAGGTGCTCGACGTCTTCGAGACCGCACTGCAGCAGGCCGACCGATGAGCGGGTCGCTGCTGATGTCGGCCGCCGGGTCCACCACTCTGCGCGCGTCGATGATCGCGGTCGGCTACCTCACCGCTGTCGACGAGAACGAGGGGGTGCCGTACTTCTTCGCGATCCTGTTCGCCCTGCTGATCGTGAGCTGGCAGGCGGAGCGGTGGTCACTGAACGGCTGGCGCGAGTACCAGAACAGCCGGGGCAATGGCTGAGCGGCCGGAGCTGGAGGTCTGCGAGTGCGGCCACTTCCGGTTCTTCCACTTCGAGGACCGCTACTGCGACGGCCTGAAGAAGGCCACCGGCTGGCTGCAGGGGTCGATCAGTCCCTACGGAATCCCGTGCGAGTGCACACAATTCGAGGAGAGAGACGATGGGTGACTACACCCCACAGCACGGCACCGTCCGTGACTTCGAGGAGATCCAGCCGCACGGCGACGGCGCACCGGCCGAGATCGACGACCACGTGCGGATCCCTGGCAGCAACACCGAGTGGGTCGTGACCGACGTCGTCGGCGACTTCGCCCGGCTCGTGTCCAGCGACGGCAGCCGGACGTTCGCGTACCGGCGCACGCTCCTGGAGCCGGTCCCATGAGGCTGTCGCTCAACATCTTCGGCAAGGAGTTCGGGGTCGTTGTCGGGGAGTCACCGGCACCGGCCCCGAGGGTCGACCTCACCGAGATCAACCAGAAGGTCGAGCACATCGCCCGCGAGCTGAACGAGCGCGAGCGGTGGGAGACCTGGCAGCGCCAGCGCGGCGCATCCGGCGGGCAGTTCGGCTTCGCGGCCAACTCCCGGCCGATCCAGAAATCACACACACGATGGGAACCGAGATGACACAGCCGTTCGGAGAGCCGGTGAAGAAGACGCCGGAGCAGCGATGGTTCGACATGATCCGCAACCTGCACTTCTGGGATGGCTTCGTCCAGGCGCGCGAGGAGAAGGACGCCCGGAGCCACGAGGAGGACTACGAGAGCAGCGAGCACCTGTCGCCGGTCTCCGACCCCCTCGACGCCGAGATCGTCAGCAGCGCAGTCAAGCCCACCGGCCTGCCGGGGTTCTTCCAGCAGACCGGTGGCTACGGGACCAAGCACAAGCTGATCGTCGACATCGACTACCCGGTGCTCGCGATCGAGTCATCCACGCCCGGCCACAGCCACCTGTACATCGACAAAAGGAGCTGTCCTGGGCCGACACGCTCCGGGTGCTCCGGGTGCTGGCCTCGGTCGGCATCGTCGAGCCGGGCTACGTGGACGCCAGCGAGCGGCGCGGCTGCACACACCTGCGGGTGCCGTGGCTGAAGAAGAAGCACCGCGCACCGCTCACGCCGGACGAGACGCACTGATGGCCGTGAAGCTGGCCGCCGGGGTGCGGCTGGTCGACGAGGGCGAGGCCGGTGAACCGGCGGCCCGGCTGCTGATCCTGAACCAGACCACCGTGAACGGCTGGGTCGAGCACGTGCACGTCGACCTGGGGCCGGACGAGGCCGAGGCGCTCGGGTGGTCGCTGATCAAGAAGTCCATGCAACTCAAGGAGATTCGGGAGACGAGATGAACGCGCTGCCCCTAGCGCCCTGGGAGAAATTCTGGGTGGAGCACGAGTGGTCGGAGTTCCAGCAAGAGATCGTCGGCCTCGCCCGGCGCAAGGGGCTGCGGGTCCTCGAGATCCACGTCGCCGTCGGCGAGCGGCTGGAGATCGTCACGGTCCCGGCCGACGGCAAGGACATCGTCTTCGAGAACGGCGAAATCACAAGAACGACATACCAACTGCCGATCTGGGCGTAACGGAGGTGAGAGATGAAGGTCAACGGGAAGACGGTCAAGCTGACGACCCACGCGCGACGGCGAATGGCCGAGATGGGTGTCGACGAGCACGAGGTGCAGTTGGCGCTGAAGTACCCGGAGACCGTCGTCTGGTCGGGCAAGTACCCCGGCTGCCAGAACTACCGGCGCGGCCGGATCAACGTCGGTGCGAAGACCGAGGGCGACGAGCTGGTGGTCATCACGGTCGTCTGGCCGAGCCACGAACTGTGGCAGCAGCACATCGAGAAGACCGGCGGCGGTCACGGACGAAAGCTGAAGCCGTGGCTGAACCTCTGATCTGGAGCCTGGCCCCGGCCCCGGCGTTCGTCGTCGAGTGGTCGGCCGAGGACGGCGAGTGGGTGGGCCTGTGCCCGTCGCTCTTCCCCTCGCTGTCCTGGCTCGCCGAGACACCGGCCGCCGCACTACGAGGCATACGAGACACGGTCTGGGTCGAACTGGGCCACACATTCGAAGGAGCGCATCATGTCTGACAGTGGGATCACCCAAGACGTCGTTACGCGGGCACCGTTCCCGCTGACAGTCGGATCCATCCTGGACTTCGCCGAGAACCTGAAGGACCGGCCTCGCGACGAGCGCGTCGACCACGTGAAGATGGGCGCACTGAGCGCGTCATACCTGCGCCACCGCCGACCGGCCACCGAGCTGCCGCCGACGTCCGTACCGCCGAGCGTCGACCCGAGGGACGTCCACAAGCTGCACGTCAGCCTGGTCGCCAGCGAGGCGCTCCGGCTGGCCCGCGAGGGTCACGACGTCCTCGGCGTCTTCACGACCGAGCAGGCGATGCACGGCTGGGCCGACTACGAGATCCGTGCACTGGCCGAGCATGGCGGCACCGACTTCTGCGTCAACCAGGGCAGCCCGCGCTACTGGACCGTGGTGTTCACCGACCCGGTGTCCCTGGAGGCGACCGGCATGGCCGCGTTCGTCGTCGCCGGAGCTACCCACGTGGGGCAGTACGACAAGGTGCTCACCGATGCCCGAGTGCCCAGCCTGCCGTGAGCCGGTCCTGTTCGCGCTGAACGGGAACGGCAACGAGATCGTGCTCGACGCCGCCCCGGACCCCGAGCGTGGACAGGTGCTCTTCAACGAGGGGCGCTGCGTCTTCGTCACCCAGCCCGAGCAGTGGGCCGTGGTGAGGCAACACAACCTGCCGGTGTACCGGCGACACAACACTCACTGCCGCGAGTTCTGGTACTACAAGGTCCACCCCAGCCAGCTCGCGGAGCATACCCGAGAGGTGAATTGACATGCCCGAGAACAAGATCCAGGCGATCCTGGCGGCACTGCGTGAGACCGGCATCCCGGCCGACGAGAACGACGTCGAAGAGTTCCTCGAGCACCTCGATGACGAGGGCTTCTACGTGTCCCGGACGGGGGAGTAGTCATGAGCGACTTCATCGAATGGCTGGACAATCTCAGCCTGTTCCAGTGGTACGTGCTGTTCGTTCTAATGGAGCTAGTGTTCGGCCTCACAGACATGTTCGTCAAGGACAAGGGGGCCGAGTACCGCGCCCTGAAGGACGACGCGCCCGGCTGGGCACCCGAGTGGGCCAACCGGGTCGTCGCGCTGCTGTCCATCGTCATCGTCGCCGTCGCCTGGCCGGTCGTCACCGTCATCACGCTCTACAAGCTGACCGAGCGCGTAATCGTGTGGGGCGCAGACAAGTACCTGAACTGGTCGACGCGCCGGTTCCTGCGGAAGGTCGGGATCACCGACGAGGATCTCGGCGGCAGCGTCTACGGACCCGCCCACGACGACGACTCGATCACTGTCATGTTCGACGCCGAAGGCAATGTGGTTCAGCCTGAAGGGAAGTGGAGCCATGAGTAAGCGCAGCAAGCACCAGAAGGCGGCGCACCCGGTCAACTCGGTGCCCGAGACGACGTCGTACGTCTTCCATGACGCCGAGCCGCAGATCTCCAAGCTGCATGAGTTCGTGCGAGCGACGCAGCGGTTCAACCAGGACCTGCCGCCGTACAGCCCGCTCGAGCAGCATGAGCTGGTCCCGTACGACGCCCACGAGCACGACCTGCTCACCCGGCGGATCTCGAACCAGCGCCGGGAGCTGCGGCACCTGAACCGCGCATACCGTCGGCGCAGCGACGAGCTGGGCGCGAAGGTCACGCTGCTCAAGGACCAGCTCAAGGTCTCGATCAAGGCGACGCAGGCCCGCAACCTGAAGATCACGCAGCAGCAGGAGGAGATCGACCAACTGCGCCGACAGCTCGCCACCGCGACCGACGGCGGCCGACGAAAGAGGGGATTCCGATGGGCCGGAAAGTGAAGCGGGGCCGCCAGCCGTACCTCGCGCCCGTCACGACAGCGGACCTGCGCCGCGACCGGCTCTGGACCGAGGATCAGCTCGACGAGTTCCTCGCGAAGGTCGACATCCAACTCGCACCGTGGCAGCGGGATGCGTTGCTGCGGTTCGGGAATCGGCGCACGGTCGGGGTCCACAACGGCGAGCAGAACCTGCACCACACCGGCCGATCCGCCGGGAAGAACACGGTGCATCGCCTAACTAAGGAACTGGCACTCGCCCTCGGCCATGAGGTGAAGCCCACCGTGAACGGGTTCGAGGTCAGCATGGCGTTCCGGGACGAGGTGCGGCTGTGAAGCTGGTCGGGTTCACCACGGTCAACGGCAACGAGGTCGTCGTCAACCCGGAGCACGTCGTCGCCGTCCACCGCTACGGCCTGGACCACAGCGAGATCAACCTGATCAACGGGATCGACGTGCAGGTCAAGAACCTCAGCCCCATGCAGGTCGGCCACCTCCTCGCCGAGGGGAGGCTGCCGTGAAACCCCGTGTGACGCAGGCGAAGCACGCCCGCAGGGGTAACCCCAGGCGATGGAAGGTGCAGTACCTGGGCCGGGAGTACGTCTACTCGTCCTGGTACTGGGCCATGCGGGCGGCGAACACACTGGCCACCCTCGGAGGGCGCATCCCGGTCCGGGGCCTGCTCTCGGTTCAACACATTCAATGAGTGAGGAAGTGACCATGTCGGAGAACGAGATTCGCGGATACGCCGACGCGTTCGACGAGTACTGGAACAAGGGCTGGAAGTCGGTCCTATGGCTGCCGAAGGGGAAGAAGTTCCCGCCGCCGTCCGGGTACACCGGCTACGACGCGGCGATCCCCAGCTACCCCGACGTCATGGCGTGGGCCGAGGACCATCCGGACGCCAACCTCGGACTGCGGTTCCCGGCCGAGATCGTGGGCCTGGACGTGGACGCGTACGGCGAGAAGACCGGGGCGTCGACCATCGCGGAGGCCATGAAGCGGTACGGCCTGCTCCCGCCGACGGTGCGCTCCACCTCGCGGACGGACTCGACATCGGGTATCCGCCTGTACCGCAAGCCCGCCGACATCCCACTGCACACGCAGATCAAGTTCCCCGGACTGACGATCGGCAACGTCGAGGTCGTCCAGGACCACCACCGGTACTGCGTGTCGTGGCCGTCCATTCACCCCGAGGGGCGGATGTACGAGTGGCGGGACGAGAAGGGCAACGTGGTGCCGGTCCCTTCGATCGACGACCTGCCCGAGCTACCGCGCCCGTGGATCGAGGGACTGCGCAAGGAATCTCACGCCGAGATCACCGCGCACCGCGATCCGTTCGAGGCGCTCCGGCAGCTCCCGCAGGGGAAGATGAGCGAGAAGGTCGGCGAGGCGCTGCGGCGCGCGAAGACCGAACTCGACTGCGAGCCGGGGTCACGTCACGACGTCGCGAACGTCAACGTCCTGCGGCTGCTGCGTCTGGCGGAGAAGGGGGAGCGGGGCGTCACCGAGGCGCTCGAGTCCCTGCGGTCCCAGTTCGTCGAGATGACGCGGGACCGGAACACCGAGTTCGAGGCCAACGCCGAGTTCGACCGGATGGTGTACGGCCAGCGCGGGCACGACCTGCTCGCCAGCACGCCATCGAAGGAGAACGACTACGCGGTCCTCGGCGTCGCCGACAACGTCCGGCAGTCCGAGACCCTGGCGAAGCAGCGGGCGCAGGCCCAGCCGGACCCGGTCGTCGAGTGGCAGCCGCCGCCGTCGGATCCGGCCGACCCGGTCGCGGCGTTCCTGTTCCAGGAGGAGCCGATGACCGGTCAACCGAGTCAACCTGCTGCCGGGGTGTCGGCCGCCGACGCGTTCCTGTTCGGCATGGCACCGGGGCCGGTCGCCCAGGTCGAGCAGATGACCGGAGCGGCGGCCGTCGCGGAGATCGAGTCCGGCGGCGAGGCCACGATGCGGAGCAAGCTGCTCACCGTCGCGGGCCTGGCCAACGTGCCGCCGTCGGAGCCGCTGATCGACGGGCTGCTCTACCGGGGCACCCTCGCACAGCTCTCCGGCCCGCCGGGATCCGGCAAGACGTTCGTCGCGCTCGGCATGGCCTGCGCGCTGGCGTCGAACCGAACCGACTGGAACGGCCAGGACATCCCGTGGAAGCGCAACGGCAACAGCGGATCCGTCCTGTACGTCGCGGCCGAGGGGGTCTCGGGTCTGTACGCGCGGATCAATGCGTGGTGCTCACTGCAGGGGACCGGCATCGACCCGCGCAGCCTCCAGCTCTACGTCTACCCGGAGGCGGTACAGCTCGGTTCGTACACGCAGATGGAGGAGCTGACCGAACTCGCTCGCTCGCTCGACTGCGTGCTACGGAAAGCTGAGCTGCCAGCTCTACCAGCGCAGCGCGGACGTATTCCTCGGCGTGCCGTTCAATATCGCGAGCTACGCGCTGCTGACCCATTTCTTCGCGGACCAGCTCGGACTGAAGGTCGGCGAATTCATCTGGACCGGCGGCGACGTCCACCTGTATTCGAACCACGTCGAGCAGGCGACCGAACAACTGTCGCGCACGCACACGGGCTATCCGTGGCTGGCGCTGAATCACCGCGACTCGATCTTCGAGTACACCGCCGACGACGTCATATTCCTCGGCTACCGGCCGCACCCGGTCATCAAGGCCCCCGTGGCCGTGTAAAGGAGGTACGGCTGTGGCCGACGACTGGACAAAAGACCCTGACGCCACGCTCGACTGGCATTTCGACTGGATCAACTGGCTCGAGCAGGGCGAGACGATCACCACTTCGACCTTCGACGTGACCGCCGGAATCGCGGTCGGCTCGACGGCGAATACGACGACGAATACGACGGTCTGGCTTTCCGGCGGACGCCCCGGCCAGAACTACCGCGTCACGAATCGAGTCATCACATCAGCCGGTCGCACTGACGAACGGTCCATCACTATCCGCGTCCGAGACCGGTAATCGAAGGAGCTTCAATGGCTAACGACAACGTGCTCTGGCACCCCAGTATCACCGTGAACAAGTACAACCCGGAGACGGTCGCGGACATCACCCGCAGCCTCGGCCGCGCGCCGACGATGGAGGACTACGCCAACATCACGCCGGACGACTTCGTCACCGTGGAGGGCAATGGCCTCGTGAACGCTGGTCTCCAGCGCCTGGCCGACCTGATCATCGGCAACGGCAGCGTGACGGCGTTCACCGCGACCAAGGGCCTCATCGGCGTCGGCAACAGCAACACTGCCTTCAGCCCGGCCCACAGCGACCTGCAGGGCGCGTCGAAGCTGTTCACCCCGGTGGCCAGCGCGCCGACGGCGTCCGGCGGTGTCATCTCGGCCTCGGCCCTGTTCGCCTCCGCCGACGCCAACTTCGCCTGGGAGGAGTGGTGCTTCGCGATCGGCTCCGGCACGACCGTGAAGAACGCCGCTCTGGCGACCGCTGGTGGTGGCTCGGCCGTGATGCTGAACCGCAAGGTCCAGTCGCTCGGCACGAAGGCCTCCGGCGCTGACTGGACGCTCTCCGCGACGGTCACCCTGTCCTGATCCAAAACCCAAAGGCACCTGACTTGATACGCGCCTATCAAGTTGGGTGCCTTGATAGTTCGGCTTACTGACCCGCGCAGGCAGTAGCAACAAACAACCGTAAGTAGGGGTGCCTGACATGGGCCACAAGGGAAAGCATCGCAAGCAAACCAACTCCAACGCAAAGCGTTTCGTAGCGACAGCAACCGGCGTCGGGGCACTCGGCCTCGTCTCCGCTGTCGCAGGCACTCCGGCCGCGTCGGCGCACGACTGGTCCGGAGTCGCCCACTGCGAGTCGTCCGGAAACTGGAGCATCAACACCGGCAACGGGTTCTACGGCGGCCTGCAGTTCACGCAGTCCACCTGGGACGCGTTCAAGCCTGAAGGCGCAGCCTGGCGCGCTGATCTGGCCACGATGGCGGATCAGATCGCGGCAGCGGAAGCAACCCTGAAGGTGCAGGGCATCGGCGCGTGGCCGGTGTGTGGGGCGTACCTCGGCTGGGGTGGAGTCACTCCCGGCGTCGGGACCGCGCCCTCCGCGCCGTCGTACGTCGAGCCTGCGCCCGCCCCCGCACCCGCCGCATCGTGGGTGCAGCCGGTCACCGGCACGAAGTCGCAGGGCTTCCACGGTGGCCACAACGGCGTCGACATCGCTGCCCCGATCGGCACCCCGATCTACGCAGCGGCGTCCGGCTCCATCGACCTCGCTGGGTTCAACAACGACCCCGGCGGCTACGGCAACTACATCCAGCAGACCGCCGACAACGGCGCGAAGATCCAGTACGGCCACATCTCCGAGATCTACGTCAGCGCAGGCGACTACGTCACCGCTGGCACCCTGATCGCGGCGGTCGGCAACGCTGGCTCCTCGACCGGTGCTCACCTGCATCTGCGGATCAACGCCGAGGATCCGGAGGCGTACCTGATCAACCAGGGCGTCGCGCTGGACTGGTCCGGCCCCAGCGGCCTGCCCGTCACTCCGGCACCGGCACCTGTGTCCGCCCCTGGGGAAGAGGTGGCGGTCGAGGACGTTCCGGTCTACCTGGCCCCGGCTCCCGAGGGAGTCGAGACGGTGACCGTCGTTCCGGGAGACACGCTTTCGCACATCGCTGAGGTGTTCGGGATCGACTCCTGGGAGACCCTCTGGGACCTGAACAAGGATGTGGTCGAGAACCCGCATCTGATCTACCCCGGCCAGGTACTCCGCCTGGCCTGAGAGAACGGGAGTCAGCGGCATGGGTAGCCGAAGCAAGCTGTACTGCAGCACATCTCGGCCCTGGGCCACTGACTACCGGCGAGAGGAGGGCTGGGCACGGCGGTTGACGAGGAAGCTCGAACGCCGCCGTGCTCAGCGTTTACTGCGCGCCGGGCGATACGACCTGGCCGACACCCGCCAGACCAAGGGTACTCAGGGATGGCTGACCCACTAGGAGGTCGACGTGCCAACTGATGTCTACACCTCGACCAGTACCTGGACCTGCCCGGCTGGCGTCCTCTCCGTTGATGTCTGGGTCTGGGGCGGCGGCGGCTCCGGCGCGGGTGCAACATCGTTCTCCGACAACGGCGGCGGCGGATCGGGCGGTGCCTTCGCCTTCAAGACGGTCGCCGTCACCCCCGGAAACGTCTACACCGTCACCGTCGCCACTGGCGGCACCGGACAGGGCACAAACGCTGGAGTCGGCGGCGGCGCATCCTGGTTCGGTAGCACTGGCACCGTCTACGCCCCCGGCGGCAACGGCGGATCGAAGGGCCAGTCCGGCGCGGCCGGTGGGGCGGTCACCTCTGGCGCGATCGGCACCACGGTCTTCTACGGCGGCGCAGGGTCGGCCGGTAACCAGTCCGGCAACCGGTCCGGCTCCGGCGGCGGCGGCGCAGGCTCGAACGGCACAGGCGGCCCCGGCGGCACGCTCTCTGGCGGCGCTGGCGGTAACGGGTCCGGCGGCCAGTTCGGCGGCAACGGCGGCGCGGGCGTCAACACCGACGCGGACGGCAACCCCGGCGGCATCCCCGGCGGCGGCGGCGCTGGTGGTCGACGAGCCAGCACGAACTCAAACGGCGGTGACGGCGGTCGCGGCGAGGTGTGGATCACCTACGTCACCGACATCACGATCAACCAGTCCGACGCCTCCGGCACGACGGCGGACGCGGCGACCGGCATCGCGCTGGCCACCCCGACCGAGACCCTGTGGTTCGACGAACTCACCCCGAGGGTCTCGCAGTCGGCAACGACAGATACCGGCGGCGTCGGCAACGAATCCGCCAAGCCGACAGCGACCGTCACCCAGGCGGACACCGGCTCCGGCACTGACCTGGCCAGCCCGGTCAGCGCGCTCATCAAGCCTGCTGACACCGGCCAGGCCGACGATCTGGCCTCGGTCAGCATCACGGTCGTCGGCGACACCGGACAGGGCACGGAGTCGACCAGCTCGACGGCCAACACCCCGACGGCGAACGACACCGGCTCCGGCACCGATGCCAGCACGCTGACCGCGCAGGTCACTGCAGCGACGGACACCGGCACCGCCGACGACAACGGACACGCCAGCAACAGCGTGGTCGACGGCGACACCGGCTCTACGGCCGACGGCACCGCGACGCTGCGAACGGACTCTGGAGACGCAGCCAGCGGGTCGGACGCGGCATCCACGACGGCGACCGTCACCCAGGGCGATACCGGATCGGCGGCCGACACGGTCACCGGCATCCGGCAGCCGTCGGCGGACACCGCGCACGGCGACGATGCCAGCACAATGCGGATCAGCCCGGTCGGCGACACCGGCATCGGCACCGACTCTGCGCAGATCCACGTCACCGTCTACGGCAGTGACACCGGCAGCGGGGCAGACCTCGCGGGCATCCGGCTGTTCTCGCCCGACGACGGCGCGACCGGTTGGAACGAGAACTCATACAAGGCCGTCAGCGGCATCCTCGACGCGCCCCGCCTGCTCACCATCCCACCGGACAAGCGGACGGTGAAGATCGAGCGTGAGCGGCGAACTCGCGTGGTGGACAGGGAAGTCCGGCTCGTCATCCTCGGCAAAGATCTGACGCCGCGCACGACCATGCCGCACCGCAACGGCCGCTCGCTCGGCGTCCAGCCAGAGAGCCGCAAGTACATCGTGAAGCGAGAGGAGTAACCAGTGTCCGACGAGATGACCGCCGAGCAGAGCGCCCTCGTCCGCGAGGTCCAGTCCGGCGACATGCGTCGGGCGCTGACCGCGATCCGTGACTACGTGGTCCACGAGCTGGACGGCAACCGGTGCCCGAAGTGCGCCATGTCCCAGCTCAAGACCGGCGACACGGCCTCTCTCGTCCTGCGGCTGCAGAAGATCCTCGAAGAGATCGCAGCCCTGCCGGAAGAGAAGAAGCCCGGCGAGGACGACGCACCGAAGACCGGCATCGCCCGGATCCGCGCCCTACGCGCCGTCGGCGACGACGAACCCATGGGCAGCAAGGCATCCCCCCGCACGCAAGGGGGTCCACGTCGGAGAAGCTAAGGAGGTAACCAGTGGCAGTCCTTCTCGGAGAACAGAATCCACGGATCCTTCATGAGCCGACATCCTGGGGTGGGGTCACCTCGGCGGGCCGCGAGGCAATCGAACTCGCCGCCGAGGCTGGCCTGACCCTCGATCCCTGGCAGCAGAACGTGCTGCACGGCGCTCTCGCCAAGCGCGAGGACACCGTCTACAACCCATACACGGATCAGCTCGAATACAAATGGGCCGCACGCGAAGTCGGCCTGATGATCTCCCGCCAGAACGGTAAGGGGTCTCTCCTGGAGGCCCGCGAGCTGGCTGGCCTGTTCCTCTTCGGCGAGCGCCTGATCATCCACTCGGCGCACCAGTTCGATACCTCCAAGGAGGCCTTCGAGCGAATCCTCTTCCTGATCGAGAACAACCCGGACTTCGAGCAAGAGGTCATGCGGGTCGACCGGTCACACGGTGAAGAGGGCATCGTGATGAAGAAGCCGAAGGGGTCCAACCTTCCACCGCAACGACTTCGGTTCCGTACACGGACCAAGGGCGGCGGCCGAGGCTTCACGGGTGACACCCTGATCCTCGACGAGGCCATGATCCTCGACGCCGACATGGTCAAGGCGCTGATGCCAACCCTGACGGCCCGACCGAACGTGCAGATCTGGTACACCGGCTCGGCCGGTACCCGGAAGTCGACGCAGTTCGGCCGCGTCCGCTCCCGCGCCATCGCTGGCGGCGACCCGCTGCTCTGGTACGGCGAGTGGTCGGCGGATCTGTGCACCCCGCTCTGCCCGTCCGACTGCGACGAGCACGACAAGCCCGGCGACCCGCGTACGTGGGCAAGGGCGAACGCCGCCTTCGGGATCCGCATCCAGGAGGAGGGCATCGCGGCGAACTTCCGCTCAATGGACCTCGACTCGTTCGCGATGGAGCACCTCGGCGTCGGCGACTGGCCCACCGAGGGGCAACGCTGGATCGTCATCGCCGAGCCGTACTGGAACAGCCGCTTCGACGGCAACTCGCAGCTCGGCAACGACTTCGTCCTCGGTGTCGACTTCGCGCCGGACCGCAGCAAGGCGACGATCCTGGCCGCCGGTCCGAACCAGCACGGCGACGTCCATCTGGAGATCACCGGCAACGAGGACATCGGCTTCGACAACCGGGTCGGCGTCCAGTGGGTGCTCGAGCGTGTCCTGCACATCTGGCGTACCCAGCGCCCGAAGGCGGTAGCGATCGACCCCGCCAGCCAGGCCGGTGCGCTGATCGAGCCGCTGCAGGACGCGCAGGTCAACGTCATCACCCCGACCTCGCGCGAGTACGGCGTCGCCTGCGGTGAGTTCCGCTCCGGCATCGTGCCGCGCAAGGGTGAGAAGGGCTACATCACGCACATCAGCCAGGCAGCTCTCACCGAGTCGATCGCGGTCTCCGACATGCGGACCTCCGGTGACCTGTGGATGTGGAGCAAGTCGCTCTCGACGGCCGACATCACCCCGACCGTCGCGGCCACGCTCGCAGCCTGGGGCTGGAAGAAGATGGGCTATACGAAATCCGAAACCGTCGCTACCCCATGGGTATTCAGACGATGAGAGGCAGGACGGAATGAGGCGTATCGAGCTACTGGCCGTGATCCTGGTCGCGATTGCGCTGGGCGTCACCGGCACGGTGGCCACCTTCGGAGTCTGGACCCTGATGGCCTGGGCGGCAGCGATTCTCGTCGCGGTGTTCTTCGTGGAGGTGACTGACTGATGGCAAAACTGTGGCACCACCTACGCGGCCGAGGTCACCCCACCGAGCAGCGGTTCGGACTCGACGACCTCGCCCAGTGGTACCGGCAGGACAACCTGCTCCCGTGGGCACAGCGTCAGGGGTACAGCAACACCGAGGCGATCGACAACGACTTCGAGGGCTACGTGCGTGGCGCGTACAAGGCCAACGGCGCGGTCTTCGCGGTGGCGCTGGCCCGGATGTTGGTCTTCACCGAGGTGCGCTTCTCGTACCAGCGGTACACCGAGGACGGCCGCCCCGGCGACCTGTACCGGCGGCCGAGCCTGAAGATCCTCGACAAGCCCTGGCCGAACGGTGCGACCGGCGACCTGCTGGCCCGAGCGATCCAGGACACCGACCTGGCGGGCAACCACTACGTCGTCCGCGAGGGCAGTGGCCCGAACGCGCGCCTGCGCCGCCTGCGGCCGGACTGGGTGAGCATCATCCTCACCTCGCCGCCGGACAAGGCAGTGCAGTCCGACGTCGTCGGGTACCTGTACAAGCCCGGAGGCACCGACAACAAGGAACTCTGGAAGCTGTACCCGGTCGATGGATCGAACGGTGCCATCGCGCACTGGACCCCGATCCCCGACCCGGAGGCGGCCTACCGTGGAATGAGCTGGCTGACACCGGTTCTCCGCGAGATCATGCACGACAACGCGGCGACGAAGCACAAGCTGAAGTTCTTCGAGAACGCGGCCACGCCGAACCTCGCGGTGTCGTTCAAGGAGACGGTGACGGCTGAGCAGTTCAAGGAGTTCATGGAGCAGCTCGACGACAGCCACGGCGGCGGTGACAACGCCTACAAGACGCTGTACCTCGGCGGCGGCGCGGACGTGCGCGTGATCGGCTCCAAGATGGAGGAGATCAACTTCAAGTCCACGCAGGGTCTGTCCGAGTCGCGCATCGCTGCGGCCGGTCGGATCCACCCCGCGCTCGTCGGTCTTTCCGAAGGGCTGCAAGGTAGTTCGCTGAACGAGGGCAACTACAAGGCGGCGCGCAACAACTTCGCCGACGCGACGATGCGGCCCCTCTGGCGCTCGCTGTGTGCGGCGTACTCGGTGCTGGTCGAGGAGTTCGACGACTCGCGACTCTGGTACGACGCGCGCGACGTCGAGTTCCTCCGACAGGACCAGAAAGAGCTGGCCGAGATCACCGCGCAGAACGCGTCCACGATCTCGAAGCTCGTCATGCAGGGCTACACGCCGGAGTCGGTCACCGAGGCGATCGTCAAGGAAGACCTCCGGCTGCTCAAGCACACCGGCCTCTACTCCGTCCAGCTCCAGCCCCCCGGAACCATCGGCAAGGGCGCACTGACCGGACAGACGCCAGCTACCCAGACGGACGACGTCAAGAAGGTCCTGAATCAGGTCAAGAAGGACCCGAAGGCAGTGGTCGACGTCAAGAACCCGAAACAGCCAACAGTCGGTCAGGACAAGGCGAAATGACCGCGCACCCAAGGGAAGGAGTGATCGAGAGTGGATCTGTGTAGTCGCTCGGTAGAGTTCCGAGCCAACACGGCCGCTGGAGACGGCGACGGCCGGACCCTCGAAGGGTACGCGGCAGTCTTCGACCAGGACACCGAGATCAACTCGTGGGAAGGCCGCTTCACCGAACGAATCGCCAAGGGCGCGTTCAAGAAGACCCTCCGCGAGCGCAAGCCGATCATGCAGTACGACCACGGCCGGGACTCCCGCGTCGGGTCGGTGCCGATCGGCGTGTACGAGGACATCCGCGAGGACGAGCACGGCCTGTTCGTGTCCGGCCGCGTGTTCGACAACCCCGTCGTCGAGCCGATCCGGCAGGCGATCGAGGGCGGTGCCGTCACCGGCATGTCGTTCAAGTTCCGCGTCACCCGAGACGAGTGGACGGACAAGAACGGCAAGCGAGTTCGCGGCGACGAGATCAGCAAGCTGCTCTGGGAGCCGGGCGACCGGGGTCCGCTGGCGCGCACGATCCGGGAGGTCTCGCTCTTCGAGGCTGGCCCCGTGTCGACTCCCGCGTACGCAGGAACCTCCGTCGGCGTCCGGATGACCGAGCAGGATCGCGAGGCTCTCGCCGCCGAGTACCGGCGCACCATGGCCGAGACGGAGGCCGAGCAGGACGTCGTTCGATGGCTCGAGGCTGAGGCCCATCACGAGAACGATGTTCGGACATGGCTCGACGCTGAAACCGAGTACCGTAAGGCTGTATCCCTCTGGCTCGCAGCCGAATCCGAATACAAGACTTCGATCGAGACCGACGCCGCCCGGACGGGCACCTCGGCTCCCATCGAGACCCCCGAAGCAGACGCCGCCCGCAGCCGGGGCACCTCCAATCGGGAAGACACCAACACCCCCATCCTCAAAAGGAGCATCCCCATGACCCTCGAAGAACTGCGGGCACGTCTGGCCGAGATCGACGTCCGCCTCTCCGACATCGGTGCCGAGTACCGCGACGCCGAACTCCCCGAAGCCGAGCAGGCCGAGTGGGACGGCCTGGACGCCGAGCGCGCCAAGGTCGCCAGCTCGATCGAGCGCATCGAAGCCCGCATCAAGCGAATGGGTGAGCTGGCCGACACCGGCAGCACCGAGCGCGGCACCGACACCGGCACCCCGGCGTTCCACGCCCGCCGCGACATCCACGACATCGACGCCATCCGCCGCGAGGCTCGCAGCGAAGAGGACTTCGTCGAGCGCCTCCAGGACAACGCCCGCCGGGCCACGGAGAAGATGCACTTCTCGCCGCAGGTCTCGCGCGACGCCGCCCAGGAGCGCATCGAGCGCCTGCTCGTCAACGTCGACTCGAAGGGTGACCTCGCCAAGCGGATCCTGGTCACCGGCACCGCGACGTACGAGCGCGCGTTCGGCAAGGCTGCTCTCTCGCAGAGCCTGCAGGGTCTGACGGCCGAGGAGGCCCGCGCCCTCGCACTCGGTGCCGACGTCGCGTCCGGCAGCAACGGTGGCTTCGCGGTCCCCGTTCAGCTCGACCCGACGGTGATCCACACCAGCGCGATCGACATCAACCCGCTGCGTGGCCTGGCGCGTGTCGTCCAGATCACCGGCAAGGAGTGGCAGGGCGTCACCTCCGCGAACGGCATCGTCGTCTCGCGTGGCACTGAGGCCTCCGCGACCGACGGCTCCAGCCCGACCCTCGCACAGCCCAAGGTCCGTGCCGAGCGTGTCTCCGCGTTCGTCCCGTTCTCGTTCGAGATCGAGCAGGACTGGTCGGCGATGCGTCAGGAGATCACCCTGATGCTCGGCGAGGCGAAGGACGCGGAGGAGGCCGGTTCGTTCCTGACCGGCGACGGCCTGGGCGTCAACCCGCAGGGCCTGCTCACGGGCGTCGGTGCCGGTCAGGACGTCGCTGGCAGCATCTCGCCCGCCCTCACCTCCGGTGACATCTACGCCCTGGAGGAGGCGCTGCCGAACCGCTACCGCGCGAACGCTCGCTTCCTGGGCGCGAAGGCGACCTACAACCGCATCCGGCAGATCGACACGGCCGGTGGCGCGGACCTGTGGGAGCGGCTCGGTGCCGGACTGCCCTCGCAGCTCATCGGCTACCCGCTGCATGAGGCGAGCAAGATGGACGGCTACCCGAAGACGGCCGCCGCCAAGCGCGTCCTGGTCCTCGGCGACTTCCGCAACTTCCTCATCGTCGATCGCATCGGCATGAGCATCGAGCTGGTCCCGCACGTCTTCGCGACCTCGGGTGGCGCTATCGTGCCGACCGGCCAGCGCGGCCTCTTCGCCGTGTGGCGCAACAACTCCAAGGTTCTGGTGCCGGACGCCTTCCGCGTCCTCAAGACCAAGGCATCCTGATCCACTGACTCCCCCGAAGGGCCGTAGCACTGTCAAAGGTGTTGCGGCCCTTCGGCCGTCAGGAGGGCGGTAGCAATGGCACTCGGTGATCCATACATCACCAAGGACGAGCTGCGCGACTACCTGCAGATCCAGTCGGACGTGATCGAGTTCGACCAGAAGCTGACCGACGCCTGCGCCTCCGCCTCTCGCGAGGTCGAGCAGCACTGCGGCCGTCAGTTCAACAAGTCGGACACGGCCACCCCCCGCATCTTCCAGATCGAGCGGCGGCGCAAGGTCACGGTTGACGACTTCCACACCAGCGCAGGCCTTGTAATCGAACAGGGTGACGGGCTGGGCAACTGGGAGCCGGTCGATACCGCGTCCTGCCTTCTGGCCCCGTACGACGCGATCGTGGACGGCCTGCCGTGGCCCTACTACCGGCTCGAGTTCCCCGGCTGCGGCCTGGTTCCCTCGGATCGGTATCAGGCCCGGTTCCTCCGCGTGACCGCGCAGTGGGGCTGGCCGAGCGTTCCGGCGACGGTCAAGCAGGCCGCGTTCCAGATCGCCGCGCAGACGTACCGCCTCGCCGACGCGCCCCTCGGGGTGACCGGCAACACGCAGTACGGCGGCGTCGTCCGCGTGCAGGATCTGCCGGTCGTCGCGACGAAGCTCTGCCGGTTCGTAGTCAATCCGATCCTGGTGGGGTGACATGACGACGCTCAGTGAGATCCGTGACGCGCTCGCGAAGACGATCAAGGCGGGCGTCGACAAGCCGCTGCACGCGTACGAGACGGTCGAGGAGATCGTCAACGTGCCGTGCATCATGATCGAGCCGTTCAACGCCGACTTCGAGGGTGCGTTCCAGGCCGGGATGCACACCTGGGAGTTCTACGTCTTCGTGCTCGCTTCTCGTGCAGCAGGTTCCGCGACGGGCCAGAAGCTGGTCGACCAGATGGTCTCCGGCACCGGCCCGAACAGCGTGGCTCAGATCCTGAACGAGAACTACACGCTCGGCCTGAACGGCGTCGAGGCCCAGTGCTACGGCATGAAGGGCTACGGCGGCTCGTTCGACTGGGCCAAGGTCGCGCACGTCGGCGCAATCCTGCAGGTCCGAGTAACAGTCGATCCACACGCATAAGGAGGTGGCGGCAGCATGGCCGCTCTCACAACCAAGGTTCTGTCCGACGATGGGAGCGCGCCTACACTCGCTACTCCCAGCGCCTCGGATACCGCACAGGTCGGCAACGGCCACAACACATTCCTGTACGTCAGCAACACCGGCGGCTCGGCTGCCAGTGCGACGATCACCCCGCCCGGCACGACCAGCTACGGCGTCGCCCTCCCGGCCAAGACGGTCTCCGTCCCCGGCGGCGAGGCGAAGTACATCCCGCTCCGGCGCGAGTACGCCGACGAGTCCGGCCGGGCGACGATCGCGTTCACCGGCACCCTCGCGGACCTGAAGGTCGCCGTCATCCGGGTCGCCTGATGGCCAGCGCGAACTTCCACAGGCTGCGCGAAGAGCAGGCCGAGGAGGCAGCACGCCGCGCCAGCGAGACCGGCTTCTACCGGGTCCTGGGCAAGAGCGCCATCCTCGGCGTGAAGCCCGGCAAGGTCGTCCGGCTGTCGGTCGAGCACGCAGCGCGGCTGCTGGCCTCCGGCAACGTCGAAGAGATCAACCAGCGGAGCAATACCGCTGACGAGACGGGCCACGAAAGCCCGGACAACACAAAGGAGTAAGGGCTATGGCAAAGATCGTTCTCCGGGACTGCTTCATCGAGGTCGATGGGGTGGACTTCTCGGATCACGTTTCGTCCGTGGAGGTTTCGCTCAAGAAGGCGGGCGTCGACACCACGAACTTCAGCGGCGGCGGCAAGGAGCAGGTCGCCGGTCTGAAGGATGACGAGTTCACCGTGAACTTCCAGCAGGACTTCGACGCGGCCTCGGTCGACGCGAAGCTCTACCCGCTGTACGACCTGGAAGACGAGTTCGTCGTGAAGGTGCGCCCCCGCGCCGGAGCGGCCTCGGCTACCAACCCCGAGTACAGCGCGACCTGCATCCTGCTCGAGTACCAGCCCCTCGCGGGCAAGGTCGGCGACCTCTCCGAGACCAAGGTGAAGTTCCCGACCCAGCGCAGCGGCATCTCGCGCTCGGTCATCTGATCGGGTAGCGCCGCATGGCGATCGAACGGTACCGGCTCACCCTCTCGTTCGATGTCATCGGCGAGCGCCAGTTCCGCGAGGTCCAGAAGGCGCTCACAGCGGCGAACCGGCAGCTCCCGCGCGACTTCAAGAACAGCGTCAACGAGGTCGCACGCGGGCTGCGCGACGAGGCTCGGTATCAGGCTCTCCAGAAGTTCACTTCGAAGAAGGGCCACACCGGGCTTCGTCGCAAGGTCGCCGCTGGCGTGCAGATCATCCAGATCGAGAACGGCGTCAAGGTCATCACCTCGATGCCGGAATCCGACGAGGCGATCATCCCTCGCGGCCTCGACGGCGTGAAGGGCTGGCGGCACCCCGTGTTCGGCAACAAGGAACGGTGGGTGCGGCAGCGTCAAGGCTCCGACTCCTGGTTCCTCGAGACCATGCGGAAGGGCCACGAGCCGCTGCGTAACCGCCTGGTGCGCAACATCAACGACACGATCGAGAAGATCGACGACGCCAGCCACATCGGCTGACGCAAAGACCAAAGCTGGGGCCAGGTGTTTCTGTCGCGGGTCTGCCTGGCCCCAGCTCCCCTTTCTCGCTGACCCGCGAAATCCACTGCACCACACACGAAAAGGAACCGCGACATCATGGCACTTCTCTCGAAGAACGACATCCTCTCCGTCGACGACCGCAAGACCGTCCGCGTCTCCGTCCCCGAGTGGGGTGGCGAGGTTCTGGTCCGCACCCTGTCCGGCCGTGAGCGGGACGAGTTCGAGGCATCGACCGTCAAGACGAACAAGGGCAAGCAGGAGCAGAACTTCGAGAACTTCCGCGCCCGCTTCGTCGCCCTGTGCGTCGTGGACGAGAAGGGTGAGCGCCTGTTCGCCACTCGCGCTGAGGTTTCGATGCTCGGCAACAAGTCCGTCGCCGCCCTGCAGCGCGTCTTCAACGAGGCGCAGAAGCTGAACGGCATGACCGAGGCTGACGTCGAGGAGCTGACCGAATCTTTCGAGCAGGATCCCGACGAGGCTTCTACTTCCGCCTAGCCGAGACGCTGGGGATGACCGTCGAGCAGATGCTGGCGGTCGTCTCCAGTACGGAGCTGGCGGAGTGGGAGGCGTATGAACGCGCCTTCGGTCCGATCGGGAAGAGCTACGGAGAGCAGGCCCTCGCCAGCATCTCCGACACGCTCGCGATCCTGCTGCGTCTGTACGGCGAGCAGTTCGACGACAACCCCGTCCCAGTGCCCAGCAAGTACCCCCGCCCGTCGGAGTGGTACAGGCCTGAGGCCGTGGAGGACTCGGTAGATCAGGCCGAGTTCGACCGCAACTTCCGAGACTGACTGATCACCAAAGGCCCGTCGGCCGGTTGCCCATTGCCGCAGCCGGTCGGCGGGCTTTTTTTGTTACCAGGAAGGAGGTTTCGCATGGCAACGATCACCTCGCTCAACTTCGCGATCAGGAGTAGTTGGGACGGGACTGCGCTGAACAAGGCGCGTGATGACCTAATGGCTCTGCAGGCTCAGATGCGGACGATCTCGGGTGCCTCGCTGCACTTCACGGTCGACGCCGACACCGAAGAGGCGAAAGCCAAGATCGCGGAGCTGCGCGCACAGGCGCGGGACATCCAGATGGGCATCGACCTGAACGACGGCCAACTCGCTACGGCGGAGGCCAAACTCGACATCCTGGCTCGCGATCGAGAAGTCGACGTGAGGGTGAACGACCATGACATCGCGAACAAGATGGACCGGATCTCGGACTCCTTCGAGAACGCGTCGGTCAGCGCGGTGGACTTCGGCAACTCGTCGAACCGTGCGGGCTTCATGGCCAAGGTCGGCATCGCGGCGTTCGCCGCCGGTCTCGTCGTTCTGCCCGGACTGATCAACCTCGTCGGTGCATCGCTGACCGGCGCGATGGGTGGCGGCATCATCGCTGTCGGCGCGCTGGCGCTCAAGGAGAACGAGCAGATGAAGGCGGGCTGGGAGGCCCTGTGGACCGAGATGAAGTCCACGGCCCAGTCTGCCGCCCAGCCGATGCTGCAGCCGTTCCTGGACACCATGTCGATGGCCAAGACGCGGATCGCGGAACTCAAGCCGGAGCTGACAGACCTCTTCGCGAGTGCAGCCCCGGCGATCCAGCCGCTCACGTCCGGCCTGATGGATCTCGTCACGAACGCGATGCCCGGCCTCACGCAGGCGCTCGAGCAGTCCGGCCCGATGGTCCAAGGGTTCGCCGATGGCCTCGGTTCGCTCGGCACGCACGTCTCGAACATGTTCGCCGGGATGGCAGACGGCGCAGCGGGATTCGGTCGACTGTGGAAGATCACGTTCGATCAGGTCGGCCTGATGATGGAGCAGTTCGGCGTCGCTGCCGGGAAGATGTCCGAGACGGGCACCGACCTCTGGGATCGACTGCTGACCGGCTTCAACCAGTTCATCGGCGGCTTCCTCGACGGCCTCGTCGACTTCACGGCCGCCGTCGACAACGGGGTCGGTGACGCGCTCTCGGTCTTCGGTCTGCTCGGCGACGTCATGCGCGGCACGCTCGGACCGCTCGGCGAGCTGGTGGCCGCGATCTCGAACGCCCTCATGCCCGTCCTCGACGGCACCGTGCAGGCGCTCACCCCCGTCATCGGCGCACTGATGTCCGGCCTCGCTCCGGCGATCAACTCGCTCGTCCCGCTCAGCAATGCGCTGCAGCCGTTGCTCGTCATGGTCGGCCAGTCGCTGACCCAGGCGATCAACCAGCTCGCACCGCTCCTGCCCCCGATCGTGGACGCGCTCGTCTCCGCGCTCATCCCCGCGTTCCAGGCGCTCATTCCCGCACTGGTTCCGGTGATCGAGCAGATCGCAGTAGGCCTCAAGCCGCTGCTGGAGATGCTGCCCGGCGTGATCAACACGCTCAGCCCGATCGTCGTCGGCCTGGCCATCGCGTTCGGCCAGATCACGCAGTGGCTGTCCCCGCTGATCCCGCACCTCATGCAGATGTACGTCGCGTGGAAGCTGATCTCGACGGCCATGGCTATCGGGCGCGGCATCATGATCGCGTACACGGCAGTCCGCACGGCCCTCACGGTGGCGACCATCGCTCACACGGCGGCCGTCTGGGCGAACAACATCGCGATGAGCGCCAACCCGATCGGCCTGATCATCATCGCCATCGGCGCTCTGGTGGCAGCGATCGTATGGCTCGCGACCAAGACTCAGTTCTTCCAGACCGTCTGGGAGGCACTGAAGGTCGCGATGGCGGCTGTGTGGAACTGGATGAAGGATGCGTGGGATGCCACGGTCGGATTCCTGGCCATGCGGTGGGAGCAGTTCTCCGGCACGATCGTCAACGCGTGGAACGCCACGTGGAACGTGATCAAGGTAGCGGCACAGGCTGTCTGGGGATTCCTCACCAACGCCTGGAACCAGTTCCTCACGGTCCTCAAGGTCACCTGGGAGGTCGTCTCCGGCGTCATCAAGGCGGCCTGGGACGTCTGGTGGTTCGCCATCCGCGCGAGTGTCGCGATCATCTGGGCGTGGCTCGAAGTCGCCTGGGGTGCACTGTGGGGCACTGTCCGGCGAGTCTGGGATAGCTTCGTAGCGATCTTCCAGCCGCTGTGGGATGGACTCTGGAACGGCGTCAAGGTCTTCGTCGAGGGCGTCTGGGGTGGAATCCAGATCCTCTGGGACGGACTGTGGAAGGCCGTGACGGCAGGCTGGAACGCCTTCATGGGCTGGCTGCGTCCGATCTGGGAGTCCTTCTGGAACACCGTGAAGCAGGTCGGTGAATCCATCTGGAACGCCGTCAAGCTCGCCTGGGAGTTCCTGTGGGATCAGGTCAAGCAGAAGTGGGACTGGTGGGTCAACCTGTTCAACTCTGTCTGGCAGCCCTTCTGGAACGGGATCAAGGCTGCAGCCGAGACCGTCTGGAACGGAATCACTTCCGCGTGGAACGCCTTCTGGAACGGCATCAAGGCGATGTGGGAGAACTTCTCCAACGCCATCCGTGCCGGGTGGGAAGCCTTCTGGAACTGGGTGCGTGACTTCGCATCTGGCGTCTGGGATGCGATCACCAGCAAGTGGGGCGAGTTCAAGCAGAAGTTCGAAGAAGTCTTCAGCACGATGGTCGACAAGGCCCGCGAGATCTGGGACAAGATCCGAGAAGTCTTCGCGAAGCCGATCAACTTCGTCATCCGCATCTGGAACGACCACGTCGCCGGTAAGTTCGGCCTCCCGGCACTCGACGAGATCGGCGGGTTCGCTACCGGTGGTCGGGTCGACGGCAAGGGCACGGGAACGTCCGACGACATCCCCGCCCGGCTCTCGCGCGGTGAGCACGTCTGGACCGCAAAGGAAGTCGATGCGGCTGGCGGACACGGCAACGTCGAGGCCATGCGCCGCAACACGCTCAACGGTGTCGCGCACTACGCCTCCGGCGGTCCGGTCGAGTGGATGATCGGCCAGCAGCAGAAGTTCGCGCCTGCCCTGCAGGTCACTTCGGCTCAGCGGGACTCGAACGACTACCACGGCCAGGGCAAGGCGGTGGACTTCTCGAACGGCGGCGACGCCGGTACACCGGAAATGATGGCCTTCGCGAACTGGATCGCGGACACCTGGGGTGCTAACACGCTCGAGCTGATCCACAGCCCGTTCGGACGGAACATCAAGGACGGCAACAGCGTCGGCGACGGCATGGGGTTCTACGGGGCAGGCACGATGGCCCAGCACAGGAACCATGTCCACTGGGCAGTCGACCGCCCCCTCAACGAGGACGAGGGCGGCCAGAGCCTGCTGGGCAAGATCTGGGGCGGCGTCCGCAAGGGCATCGCCTGGACCTTCGAGAAGCTGACCAACCCGATCCTCGGAGCCATCCCGGATCCGTTCCTTCCCGGTGTCGGTTCGCCGTTCGCCGGATTCCCGAAGGCAGCGGCAACGAAGGTCCGAGACGCGTTCCTCGACAAGGTGCGCGGCGCTGAGGGTGCATCCGGCGGCACTGCCAGTGGAGACATCGGCGGCGTCATCCCCGACGGGGACCGGCTCGGCATCATCAACGAGGCCCTGCGGATCACGAACACCCCGCCTCCCTCCTCGATCGAAGCATGGCAGCGCGGCATGAACACGCTGATCACGCGAGAGTCGGGCTGGAACGCGGGCGCGATCAACAACTGGGACTCGAACGCAGCGGCGGGCAACGCTTCTCGCGGTCTGGCCCAGGTGATCCCGACGACGTTCGAGGCTCACAAGGCACCGGGCTACAACAACATCGACGCGCCGGTCGACAACGTCGCGGCCTCGATCAACTACATCAAGTCGCGCTACGGCACCATCGAGAACGTCCAGCAGGCGAACGCCAACATGGCCCCTCAGGGCTACCGCACGGGTACCAACTCGGCTGCGGCAGGGTGGCACCTCGTCGGCGAAGACGGACCCGAGATGGTGAACTTCCGTGGCGGCGAGCAGGTCAAGACGTTCGACGACATCATCCGCGCCCTGAAGGACTCCACGTCCGGACAGAGCAAGGAGCTGGAGTCGAAGCTGACGGCCGAGATTCGCACGCTGGTGGAGAAGATCGGGACCGAGGTCAACACCTCCGGAGCGCGGTTCGCGCAGTCTGTCGAGCAGGCTATCGAGCGAGTGCTGGCCACGGCCGGTATGCAGCTCAACCTCTCGATGCCGGTACCGCAGAATGCAGCCGACGCAGCAGCGTACGCGCAGGAAGTCGCGAATCAGCTTCTCCCGCAACTGGAGATGATGATCCGGCAGCGTATCGGCACACGGTAATCACAAGGGGCGGGCTGGGGTTCACTACGAATCCCGGTCCGCCCCCTTCACGTGTAGGGAGACACAATGGCTCTGTTCAACTTTCAGCCGAGCGGCGACTGGTTGAACGACGGATGGAAGATCATCGGCGGCGTCACCGCCCTCTGGCAGGCGCTCACCGATCTCAGCGATGCGAAGTACATTCAGTGCCCGGCGTCGAAGGCAGGCGCAGCCGTGTCCTTCCCCGTCGACACCACCAGCGTCCCCGACGGCGCGATCATCACCTCGGTGACCGTGAAGATGCGGGTCGGCCTCGGAGCTGGCGCTGCACCGTCCGGCACGGCCCCGTCGATCACGGTCGCGGTCGTCGCCCAGGACAACACCTCGCGCTACCTGACGCGCACCATCTACCCGACGAGCACCCCCACCGACTACGAGATCGCCACCTACCAGCGCGACGCGCTCGGCCTGGCGTGGGATGTGCAGCGGCTCAACAACCTTCTGTGCCGGATCTTCTCGTACGTCGGCATCTTCGACCTGATCCGCTGCTACCGGCTCTGGTGTGAGATCAAGTACCGGCTCCGGCCGACCGTCGCGATCACCGCCCCGTCGGGCACCGTGACCACGCCGTCGCCGACCATCTCGTGGACGTACACGCAGACCGACGGCGATCCGCAGAAGACCGTGGAGTACAAGCTGTTCACGGCCGAGCAGGTGGCCAAGGTGTCGTTCAACCCGGACACCGCGACGCCGGTCTTCCAGGACACGCTGCAGGGCGACCTGACGAGCGTGCTGCTGCCGACGTCGATCAACTCGAACAACTACTGGGTCTACATGCGGGTCACGTCGTCGTTCGGCGCGCGCTCGGTGTGGGTCGGCCGTCAGTTCACGGTGTCCGGCCCGTCGCCCGCGATCCCCGGTGTCGACGACCCGACGGACGCACTCGGCAGTGCAGTGATCACCGTGGTGCCGGACAGCGAGTCGGGCAGCGCGTCGCTCCACATGCGGAACACCTCGAACATGCTCAGCGCGCAGGAGGCGGACGCGGAGTCGCCGACCGACGGCCACACGTTCTCCGCCACCAACGCGACGATCACCCGCGAGTCCGGCGTCTCCTTCCCTGGCGGCACGTCCTCGTGGAAGGTCACGGCGACAGCCGGGGGAGCGGCACAGGTCACGACGGACTTCATCGAGATCGAGGAGTCGCTGCCGATGACCTCGCGCGCTCAGTTCCGGGCGGCGGTCACCGGGCGCTCCTGCCGGGTGGTGATGCGGTTCTACGACGACGGCTACGCCGAGATCGCGGGATCCGCCCTGACCGGCAGCTCGGTGACCGACTCGACGAGCACCTGGACCGAGGCCTCGGTGTACGGCAACGCTCCGGCGAACGCGGTCTACACGCGGGTCACCTTCGAGGTTCTGTCGGCGGCGGCCAGCGAGGTGCACAACCTGGACCACCTCGGCGTCAGCTACGGCCTGAACACCCCGTGGTCCGACGGCAGCCACGCCAGCCGCAACCTGCTCTCGGCGTACATCTCGACGGCAGAGGGCACGCAGATCGGCGGCGAGTTCTGGACGCCGGACGCGGCCTCGACGGCGGTCACTGCGGCAGCCACCGGCACCGGGGCTTCTGGTTCGAACTGCTTCAAGATGACGTACAACGGCCTGTCTCCGTCGATCGGGTTCCGAGGTGTCGGCACGGCGTTCACGTCGCCCACGTCCGGCGCGGACTTCACGCTGAACAAGCCTGCGGGCACGGCGACCGGCGACCTCATGCTGGCCTTCGTCACGACGTCGGAGTTCTGCACGATCACGCCTCCGGCTGGCTGGACCCTGGTCAACTCGGCGAAGGTCGACGACGGCACCACGGACACCGCGATGTTCGTCCTCAAGCGCACCGCCACGGCGTCCGAACCGGCCTCGTGGACCGATGGCTTCCTGTCGACCAACTCGCTCCGGCGGTCGGCCGTCACGGTGGCGTACAGCGGCGCAGCGGACGTTCTGACGGACACACAGGCCGCCTCGGGTAACGACACCCCGCTCGGCCTGCAGACGCCGTCTCTGAACAACACGGACCCGAACGGCTGGCGCGTGTCTGCCTTCGCGGTGTCGGACAACGCCTCCGGCGGAACTCTGACGGCGAACCGGCAGTCCCCGTTCACGATCCCGCAGATCAGTTTCGTCGGCTCGGCGTCCCCGTGGTTCACGGCGAACACCGCAGGCTCGTACACGATCAACAAGCCGTCGGGCACCCAGTCCGGTGACGTGATGGTCGCGACGATCGGCTACCTCGGCAACGGCGCAACAGTGAACCCGCCTGCGGGCTGGACCCTGCGGAACCACACGACGGCGAACAACACGAGCGCCGGTCCCTACAGCCTCGCGGTGATCTACCGGGTCGCTGGCGGGTCGGAGCCGTCGTCCTGGTCGGGCACGATCACGGGCGGCTCGCTGTACCGCACGACGACGACGCAGTGTCTCGCGTACCGCAACGTCGACAACGCATCCCCGTTCATCTCCTCGAACATCACCGGCACCCTCAACTCGAGCGCGCTGGTGACCGGGCAGGCGGCGAACACGAACGCGCTGGCGTGGCGTGTGTCGGCCTTCGGTGGTCTGTCGGAGGCGGCCAACAGCTTCGGCAGCACGAACGAGGTCGTCGAGCGCGTGGACAACTACGTGCAGTACTCGATCCTGTTCGGTAGCCGCGCTGGCAACGCGGTGATGATGGCCGACTCGAACGGCGCTGTGTCGTCGGGAACGTATGAGCGGTACGCGTACTCGAACAACTCGCTCTACGCGGGCGTCGGCTTCATCGGCTTCCTGCGTCCGCTCGGTACGCCTCCGACCCCGGTGGCCGACGAGACGGCACGCATCGCAGCCGGGCCGGTGGGTTCGGCCAACCCGTGGGTCTCCGCGAGGGTCTTCGACTCGAACGGTGTCACGCCGACGGGCAGCCAGTCGATCACCGGCATCTGGACCCCCGGATCCGGCACCGACAAGAACTCGATGGCTGGCTGGTTCGGCATCCTGAAGCCTGCCCAGGCGCAGACGGTCGGGTACGCGACGGCCACGATGAACCGCACGGTGGACGTCTCGCTGGTCAAGACCGACCAGATCCCGGATGCCGACTTCGTGACGGCGACAGCATCGTTCACCGGATCGACGGCGGGCACGCCCTACCTGACGGTGAACTTCTACCGCGCCAACACGCTGCTCGGCAGCCAGATCGGCGAGGGCACGGCGTTCGCGACCGGCGGGTGGACCAAGTCGTCGGCGACGTTCCGCATCCCGAGCGGCACCACGCGCATGTCGGTCGGCGTCTCGGTCTCGGATCGCAACGTCGGCGACATCGTCTACTGGGACCGCGTCTCGCTGGCGTACGGCGTCGATGCGACCTACCGGCCGAGCACCTCGCGTGCGGAGCACCCGGTCTGGTCGATGCCGCAGATCCAGTACGCGGACGACGACGGCACCGGCTACTCGGACTGGGCGGACCTGCCCGGCCTGAAGTCCAACCCGCCTGCGTTCGAACCGCGCTCCGGCACGGCGCTCTACACCGACCACGCGCCGATCCCGCTGACCAACCGGAAGTACCGCGCTCGCACGGTGTCTCTCGGCCTCGGTGGCGACCTGTTCGTGTCGGAGTGGGGGCCGGACAGCCCGGAGTTCACGTACGAGGCGGAGAACTACTGGCTCAAGGACATCTCGAACCCGAACAACAACCTTCGGCTCAAGGTGGCCTGGGACAAGACGCAGGTGGCTAAGACGAACAGCGCCACAGTGTTCCAGCCTCTCGGCTCCGATCTCCCCGTCGTGCTCAGCGAGGGCTACAAGGGCGACACGTTCACCCTCAAGCTCACGCCGGTCAACCACGAGGAGCGCGCCGAGCTGCGGAAGATGCTCACGTCCGGCCGGACCCTGTTCCTGCAGTCGGACATCGACGACGCCTGGTGGGTGCGCCCGGTCGGGGACCTGATCGAGGACGTGCTCCCGACCTACAACCGGCAGTCCAATCCGCTGCGCGAGATCACCTGCCAGTTCGTGCAGGTAGCGCCAGCAGAGTGACAAGGAGATCCAAATGGCCCGCGCGACACAACGATTCCTGGACGAGATCCGAGGCAGTCACACCGTCTACAGCTACGTGGACGTGATCGCTCCGGACCAGGAAACCCGGCGGCTGGTCGTGATCGACGGCGAGATCAACGTCGACCGGACAGCCCAGTACCGTCGCGCGGGTCGGATCGACTGCGTAGACCTGGACGGCAGCTTCGTGCCCGTCGGCAACCAGGGCATCCTGACGCCGTTCGGCACCGAGATCCGGCCGTACCGGGGCGTGAAGTACGCGGACGGCACCGTGGAGGTCTACCCGCTGGGCGTGTTCCGGCTGGCGGGTAGCTCCTTCCACGAGTCGTCGAGCCGGGGCGGCAACGCGGGAATCCGCATCTCGCTCAGCATGTTCGACCGATCCCGTGTGGTGGCGCGCGACAAGTTCACGAACACGTACACGATCAACGGCGGCACGAACATCATCACGGCGATCAAGCTGATCCTCGGCCGGACGTTCCCCGACATCGAGTACGACGCGGTGTCGACGACGCTCACGACGACCAGCCCGAAGGTCTACACCCCGCAGGACGACCCGTGGGTGGCCGCCTCGGACCTCGCGAAGTCGATCGGCTGCGAGCTGTACTTCGACGTCAACGGCTGGGTGGTCATCGCCCCGCCGACCGACATCGACGCGCTGCCGAACCCCGACTTCACGTACATCGAGGGGCCGGGCTGCACGATGCTCGACCTGGCCGCCGAGTACAAGGACGAGCCGGGCTACAACGGCGTCATCGTCGAGGGCGGGTCCACGGGCGACGAGCTGCCCCCGGTGCGCGCGGAGGCGTGGGACTACGAACCCAGCTCTCCGACGTACCGGTTCGGCCCGTACGGCGAGGTGCCGCAGTTCGTGCAGGACACCAACGTGAAGTTCCAGGCCGACGCGCAGAAGATGGCCGACGCGCTGCTCAAGGGCTACATCGGCTTCTCGGCCGCGCTGTCGATCAGCTCCTGGACGAACCCAGCGATGGAGGCCGGGGACGTCATCCAGGTCGAGCGTGACTCCATGAACATCACCGGCCTCTACACGGTCGACTCGTTCAACATCCCGCTCAAGAAGGACGGCGTCCAGAACCTCAAGCTCCGAACACGAAGGGTTGCATCGTGATTCGAACCTACGGGCAACCGCCGGCGACCGTCCTGACCTGTGTAAACGCTACTCGCACAAGCACTCTCGGAGGTGAACGATGAGCGGAGTACCGACACCTGCGCCGGACACCCCCCAGGGGGACATGACCCCGGCTCAGCAGACAGCAGCGGCCATCGCCGCCCAGGCCCAGCAGCGCCAGCAGATCAGCTCGCTGGCCGACGCGCTCACCCCGCCGACGCAGATCTCCGCGCTCGTCTCGAAGGCGACCATCGTCAGCGTCGAGTGGGGCTACCCGCCAACCGTGACGATCCAGCTCGGCGGCGACACCACGGCCTCGATCGCGGCGGTCCGCTTCCTGGACAGCTACGTGCCGACGGCCGGGGACACGGTGATCGTCGTCAAGCAGGGGAGCGAGCTGTTCGTCCTCGGCCAGATGATGGACAACCTCGCGGCCGGGGCGAACGGCTGGCAGGCTCCGACGCTGACGACGACGTGGAACGCGAACCCGACGTTCATGCCGATCCTGTACCGGATGGTCTACGACAACGGCGCGCGGAAGATCCAGTTCCAGGGCCGCGTCTGGCGGAACGGCTCCAACACCGGCACGACACTGTTCACGCTCCCGGCCGACTACCGGCCCGGCGTGCAGCGCGCCTTCGCTGTCACCCGAGAGAACCTGACCGGCGGCGCGAACGCGCTGCAGCTCCAGGCGAACACGGACGGCACGGTGACCATCTCCGGCCACCAGCTCGAGACCGTGGGCATGACCAGCTCGGGCGGCGGCACGACCGGCACGACGGACACCAACCACAAGCACAAGACGTCGGACATCGGCAACCCTGGTGACCCGGTGCTCGTCGGCTGGTGGACGGACTGGGTCGTGCAGTCGGCTGTGGGAACGAACGGCGTCAGCCACAACCACAGCACCCCGAATCACACGCACACCATGACGAACGCGTCCTTCCCTGGATGGATCTCGCTCGACGGCGTGGAGTTCTTCCTCTGACTAAGAGGTGCGGACGGTGCGGCGACACAAAGGATCTCGACGAGTTCCAGCGTCGCCGCGCCGGGTCCGAACTACGACAGTCGTACTGCAGGCTCTGTCAGGCCGAGACGGCCAGGGAGCGCAGGCTGCGGGTGTCGTACGGAATCACGACGCGCCAGTACGACGCGATGCTCGAGATGCAGGGCGGCGTCTGCGCCATCTGCTCCGAGCCACCGCCTCCGGGGGGAGTGCTGGCCGTCGACCACAACCACAACTGCTGTCCAGGCAAGAAGACGTGCGGCAAGTGCCTGCGCGGCCTTCTCTGCCACGAATGCAACATGGCGCTCGGCAAGGTCCGGGACTCCAAACAGTTGCTGCACAAAGCGATCGGGTACCTCGACGGCGGTCACCTCGATCTGTACCTACTGCTCGGTGAGGATCGGTAATGCAAGAGATAGACCAGACCAATATCAGCAAGAACAGCAGCGGGCGATACGGCGGCCGGATCCGGCTGTTCGTCATCCACACCCAGGAGGGCAACGGCACCGCGCGCTCGCTGGCGGGGTACCTGCAGAACCCCTCGTCCGGTGTCAGCTACCACTACTCGATCGACAACACCGAGTGCATCGCGGTGGTCGACACGGACCGTTCCGCGTGGGCAGTGCTCGATGCGAACGGCTACACGATCAACCTGTGCTACGCCGGTAGCCGGGCCTCTATGTCACGTGACGAATGGATCGCCAAGTACAGCAACGCGATCGACTTCACCGGCTGGCTGATCGCACGCGATGCGAAGCAGTACGGCTTCACGCCCTACGTCATCGGGCACCCGGAGATCCGCGCGGGCAAGCAGGGCACGACCGACCACTACGGCATCACCAAGGGCCTGGGGATCGGCGACCACACCGACGTCGGCGGCGGCTACCCGTGGGACCTGCTGCGCAAGGCGATCGACAAGTACATGGGTAACACGGCCCCGCTGCCGCCCGCCCCGCTGCCGATCGTCAACCCGATCGACGAGTGCCGGAAGGCGAACGACTGGCTCGGCGACGCGCTCGATGGCCAGAAGCCCTGCCCGGACAAGAAGGGCCAGTTCCGGTACTTCAAGAACGGCGCGGTCTACTGGACCCCGGAGACCGGCGCGCGGGCGATCCCGTCGGAGCTGCTCAAGAAGTTCGCCGACCTGAAGTGGGAGACCGGCCCGCTCGGCTACCCGACGAACGACCGCACCATCCTCAACGGGCCGAACGGCCGTCCGTGGGGCGTCGTGCAGGGATTCAACGGCGGCAACCTGTACCGCAAGTACGGCACCGACGAGGCCTTCTGGACGCACGGCGAGATCGGCAACCGCTGGGCGCGTAGCGGATTCGAGAACGGTCCGCTCGGCTGGCCGCTGTCCGACGAGCTGCCGTTCGACGGCGGAGTCGTCCAGTACTTCGAGAACGGCCAGATCCACTGGCCCGGCAAGCTCAAGACCATCGCGCTCCTGACCAAGGACGGCGCGGATACACCCCTGGCTGACCAGGGTAAGTAAGAGAAGGAGATCGCAATGACTCTGCGAGAGAAGACCGCTCACTACCGCAAGGCCGTCGAGGCTGGCATCGGCTCCGTGCTGATGATCCTGACCTCGCTCCTCGCGCTGGGCGATGTCCTGCCCGCTGGCACGGCTGTCGTCGTCACGACCACGATCGCCGTCCTGACCACGGCTCGCGTGTGGCTGGCGAAGAACGCCGACCTGATCGACAACGCGGCCGACTCGATCGACGGACTGCAGCGCGACGTCCGGGCCGACGTGCCTACACGCGGGAAGCACGCTCGGCAGTGAGCGCCGAGTACCTGGCACTGGTCGTCACCATGGTCGGTCTGCTGATCGGCTCGAACGGCATCACGATGTGGCGCACCGAGCGGATCCTCAAGACCAGCCAGTCGGAGCAGGCGAAGGCCATGGCAGTCCAGGCAACAGCGACGGCACACAGCGAGAACATCGACGCGGCAGCTCAGCTTTCCCAGACAGTGCTCGGCCTGCTGGCCCCACTGCAGTCGCAGATCAACGACTACGAGGTGAAGCTCCGCGACGCGGTGACGTACATCGCCGACCTGCGCTCCGACATGACCCGATCCGGGGTGACGGCACGACCGCTCCCCAAGTCCCTGCAGGCGATCGTGACTGATCGAGCCGCCTGACGGTAGAAAGCACAAAGGCCCCCCAGCCAAAGTCGCTCAGCGGCTCGGCTGGGGGGCCTTTTCTGCGTTC